AGCCCCCATCAACTACACCAGCCAGTCGAGCCAGTCGAGCCAGTCGAGCCCACAAACAGCAAGCGCTGTCGCCGGCCCTGCTAGCAACAACTCAGGCTCACAAAAAGAGTGCGCGACGCTCGATCTACCTGCCACCGAGCCCCCGTCAAATGCAGTGTGCTCAGGCACCACTGGCACCACTGGCACCACCACCACCACCAGCGAGGCATCCTATGTCGAGAGGCAGTCGGGGAGCCCGAACGCCGAAGGATCTCCGGTCCAGTCCGAGCTCGACGGCATCGGGCGAGGGAACCCAATCCAGATCAGGACGGGGCAGCCGAGCTCTGAAGGTAGTCAGGGGCAGCAGCAACCATCACACGGGCGGTCTGAAGCATCAGACAACCAGCACTCATGGCCATCACAAGTCGACAGCCGAGCTGGTCAAACCGAGAGCCGGACAGGTTCACAAGCCCAAGGCCCCAACCCAGACGTAGGGGACCCTACATCTGCTCAGACACTGATCAGCGAGGATTACAGGCTTCCGGCAATCGTATTCAATGAGCGTGTGCTACGCAATGCATATGTACCGTTGAACTACGATGAGGGATACCCTGTCCTACCTGATGGCAAGCCCTACTGGCAACAGTTGGACTTTGAGCCTCTGGATGCCTTCGTGGCATTCCAGGCTTATGTCGAGATGGGGTCCTACGGCTCCCGACAGCTCTTTCTCCTGCAGGACAAACAGTCCATGCAGCAGCGCATCCTTGTTGCGCGCAGCAGGATGAACCAGGAAGCCTCAAAGCTAGAGTCCAGAGGCGGCTACTACTACCCGGAGCCCAACGGCCCAGCAAGTGGCTATCCTAGCTCACACCAGAATAACACCCGTAACCGGCCGCCTGCTCTCTCCCAGGAAGAGCAGGACCGCCGAGATGAGGAAGATCTCCGTGAAGCAGAACGGGCGAAACAGTCTGCCTTGGATGGCAGTGGCTTCGTCCCTAACGTTACAGGTGGTGATGCACTAGAGCTCTCCGACCAGAAGAGGTCTAAGCTGTACGGGATGCTCCAAGCGGGAGCTGACCATGACACCTTGATTGAGTGGTACTACCTGTATCACTGGTCAACGCGTGCCTTAGCTCACGATCTCTTCTACGTGGATAGTATCCGCCGTGGGCGCGAGGCAATGGCCTTGCAGCTGGAGAACGGCCATCTGCAAGACAGCACGCAGATGTATCGCAGGCTCCAGGAAATCTTCGACCCTGACAACCCGAAGTACCATGACACCAACGGTGAGAGCCGTTTCTGGCAGAAACTAGCAGGTAGCCCGAAGACAGCTACCGAGTTCTTCAAGACACTGATCCAGATGCAGCGCCTGAGCGTAGGCCTGTCCCAAGACAGTCCAAGTGTTGCTCTAGGCCGCTTTGCAGACCAGTCCGACGCCGAGCCATCCAGGGGTAGAGGCCGCCCGAAATCCAACGGCTCGGGCACCCACAGTAACAGTAACAGTAACAGTCTGCCCTCTAGCGCGCGGGGTCAGGCACATGACAACTTCAGCAGAGGAGCTATCAACCACGGTAACCAGTTGCGCCCTGACGAGCATGGCCGGATCAACCCGGAAGCCCATGCCCAGATAGGCGCCCAGACCAACACGGCTAATGCGAATGTGAGTAGGCCACCTATGCGGGGGCTAGGTGGCTTCCAACCTGAGACGGCTACTACTAACACAGCATCGGGGGGTGCTGGGTCTCAGGTTGGACCGACTGGCGATGAGCGTGCAAGACGAATTGCTCAACTCCTAGATCTTGCACGTGCTCGACAAGCGGGCAGCACCCCACAGAGTCGGGGCTCTACATAGTTGCAACTCTTCGGAGGGCCATACGGAACACACACAGACGGCACTAACAGTGAGGTAAGCGTAGAAGAGCTTATCCCGTTCATGACAGAGTCTGAACTGGATGAGCTTGAGTATCTCCTGAGTGACATCTTCATCCCACCGTGGATGCCTCTGCCTGGCCCACAGACGATGGCTATTGAGAGCCAGGCCGACGAGACCTTCTATGGCGGTGCTGCAGGTGGCGGGAAAACCGATCTCCTGATCGGTACCGCGATGATGAACCACCATGACAGCATTATCTTCCGCCGTGAGTTCGCCCAGCTCAAAGGGATCCGCAAACGTTGTGCGGAGATCTACAACGGCTTTGCCAAGTACAACGGCAGTGACTATGTCTGGCGCTTTCATCAGCCGCCTTACCTAGGCAAATCTGTCGAGCTCGGTGCTTGCCAATTTGATGGGGATGAACAAAAGTACCAAGGTCGCCCACATGACCTTAAAGCCTTTGATGAGGTCACCCATTTCACCGAAGCACAATTTAGGTTCCTCAAGGGCTGGAACCGCACCACTCGCCGTGATCCCAACACAGGCCTCCCTCAGCGGACTAGGGTAATTGCTGCTGGCAACCCCCCTGTCAATGCAGAGGGTCAGTGGGTCATCAGGTATTGGGCCCCCTGGCTAGACAGTGAGCACCAGAATCCTGCCGAACCAGGTGAGCTCCGCTGGTTTGTAACTGATGAAGTAGGCAACGACCGAGAGGTCCCAGACAATACACCTGTCTGGTTGACCCTTGACGGCGTCCCTCAGTGGGTCCAACCTACATCCCGTACATTTATCCGTGCTAAGGTTCAGGACAACACGTTCCTGATCCAGAGTGGTTACTTGTCGGTCTTGCAGGCATTGCCGGAACCGCTCCGCTCAAGGATGCTCGGAGGCAATTTTGGAGTCCTCCAGGAGGATGATGAGTGGCAAGTGATCCCAAGTGGTTGGATCACCGAAGCACAGGCTCGTTGGGCTCCTAGCTACGAGGAGTACCTGCACAAGCTCCATGCGCGTCATCGTGCTGCTGGTACGCAGATTGCTGACCATGAGAAAGCACTTGACGACACTACAATTGATGCCGTCAATCTGTTCAGCATTGAACAATCGCGCGCGAGCCAGGCTTCGCCTGGGCTACGTCGAACCCCCGTTATCGGGAATGCACGTGGTGATAGCGACGAGCTGCGCTCAGCTAATGAGCGTGATGCATTGCTCAATAATATACCCCAAAAGGTAGGTGTTGACCTGAGTGAGTTCCTGACACAGAGGCAGCAAAAAGTCAACAGCAATGCTGCCGAAATGGTGGAGGGACGGTCAATTGATCTACCTGGTGCTCGGGATGTGGGTGTCGATGTTGCTCGGGGCGGTCGTGATAAGACTGTCGTCAGCGAAAGGATCGGATCATGGTTCGCACCCCTCAAAGCCGTCCCCGGAATCCGCACACCTACCGGACAAGCAGTCATCAACATCCTCAAAGAACTGGGGTATGAGGAATGGCGTTGTAAGATTGATGTTGTTGGGGCGGGGTCGTCACCGGTAGATGCTGGCCGTCTTGAGGGCATGAACGTCGTTGCCATGAACGGTAGCGAGTCCTCACATGCGACTGACCGCTCAGGTACCATAGGTTTTGCCAACAAACGTGCAGAATGGTGGTGGTTATTCCGCGAAGCACTCGATCCTGACCTCGGTTTGAACATCGCTTTGCCTCCAGATGCTGAGTTGGCGGCTGATTTAGCTGCACCAAGGTGGTCTTTGACTGTTCGAGGCATCATTCTTGAGGATAAAAAGCTCATCAAGAAGCGCATTATGCGCTCACCTGACCGTGCTGAGGCCTTGATCAATGCGTTTGCACAGCCAAATATCATCGGTCATGGCTTCATTTCGTACTACCGCGAGCAGGTTAAGCTGGCAGCAGAGCAAGGAACACTAAAATTCAGCCAAAATGCCAAGGCAAAATCACAGGTTAGCGCCTTCATGCAGGCAAATCAGTGATGAGTATCATGCCGGAACACCTCGTGAGCGCTGTTGACCGGGCCATAAAAGGCAATCCACATGCTATCAAGGCATGGAATGTTGTCCGAAAGGCCGTGATGTATGATAGGGAAGTCACACTTTCTGAGGCTCAGGACTTCTATGAGGCATTGGAATGTGCAGAAGCGCTCCCAAATAGGGCTATGACAGAGCTAGATGATGACCTTGTCATCGATTTAGCTCAGGTGGATTGATAGAATACATGCCAACACTCCCTACAGGCTTCGGAGGTAAGGTAACTCCCGTGATACCCAACTGGGTAACGCGGACTAGCCAAGCTGTACGTTATGCTATCACAGGCGTAACCAACGCAACTTGGTTCGGGCCTATGCAGCCTTTGGCGCCTTTTGCGCCTCAGGATATAGAATCAGGAGTAAAAGGGCGCAGATACGACTACCAAGTTGGCAGAAACCTCAACTATACTCCGCGCGGAGACGCAGCTGTCCAGTTTGCAGATCTCCGAGCGCTAAGCTACAACTGTGAAGTACTTCGCGGTGTAATTGAGGCGCGGTGTGATCAGATAGCTGCCATGGATTGGGTTATCCGTCCAAGGCTGGCAACGACACAGGACGACGCTGATGCTGATATCGGAGACTCACAGGGAAGCAGTATAGGAGAAGGATTCGATGACCCGCAAGACAGTAGCGGCCTTAGCAAGGCAAACACAGGAGCTGCAGGCTCGGCGACGGGTAACGGTAAAGGAGGCCCGCATATTGGTGGCAGTAGCCGCGGTAAGCTGGTTACTGGTTCTTCTGTCAATTCGGGGAATCCATCACCTTCTGTAACACGGAAACAGCTCAACTCCCTTCGCATGACGAAGGATCAAGCAGCTGTTGTATCCAGGCTCACGGATTTCTTCACGTATCCGGATAAGGTGCATACCTGGGATCAGTGGACACGGGCAATCAACGAGGATATGTTTGTCTGTGATGCAGCGACTATCTGGAAGCGGCCTACGCGTGGCGGACAACTCTACTCATTGGAGTTCATCGATGGCGCAACCATCTTCCCACTCATCGACGCTAACGGACGTCGTCCAACGCTTCCAGGCGATCCGGCATTCCAGCAAATCCTTCATGGAATTCCTGCTGCAGACTATACTGCTTCAGAGCTACTATACCTTCCGCGTAACGTCAAAACCAACAGGCTATATGGCGTCAGCCCTGTGGAGCAGGTGGTACTTACGGCCAACACGGCCATTCGCCGCGCGGTGTTTCAGTTAGAATACTACCTGAGTGGTTCCAACCCAGATGCCTTCGTAGGTCTCCCTGCGAGTTGGAACCTCAGCAACATCAAGGATTTCCAGCAGTGGTTTGATGGTCTGATGGAGGGCAACCTAGCAAACCGTCGTAAGACACGGTTCATGCCCGGAGAATTCAAATACGTCGAGACCAAAGAACCACCGCTGAAAGATGAATACGACGAATGGCTTGCACGTGTAATATGCTTTGTATTCGACGTTGACCCAGAACCCTTTATTAGCAAAGGGTCGAAAGCAGCGGGCGGATCAGGACGTGCACGTGCACTGGAAGAGGGTAAGCTCCCACTACAGCGTTGGTGGAAATCCACCATCGACCAGATCATCCGATTTGACTTGAAGGAACCTGGCTACGAGTTCGTCTTTCTCGAGGATAGAGAACAAGATCCAAAAGCCCAGATGGAGATCGATACTGGCTACGTGAAAGCAGGCATCTACGCGATTGATGAGGTACGTGGCGATCGTGGACGTAAACCTCTAGGAGGCGTCGCAGAGACACCAATGCTTGCTACGACTGCTGGCTATGTACCTCTGGGGGCTTTGACTGGTGCTAATGCTGTAGCTGCTATGGCTTCTGGAGGAAGCCCTGCTGCTAATGCTATCCACGGTACACCTACCGGAGACTCCGGTGGGGTGAACGTAGCTAACCTCGACAACTAACCCACTAACCCACTCACGCTCACTTCCCACCCATAGGAGAATACCATGGCTATCCAGATGTTGGCTCCCGGACCTTACGTCTCGATCACTACACGTCAGGGCACTACCTACACCGCTGACGGCAACTCCATGATCTACGCTACTATCCAGCAGTGGGACATCGCAGATCTCCTGAACGCCGGGTGTGACTTCGCTATGCAGGTCCCTGACTTCCAGTTTGACAGTGAGACTGCTCACCCTGCTTCGACAGCTTCTGACGTCGTCATGGCTGTCGGTACCTTGCCAGCAAATTTCTTCACCCGAGATGGCGTCGGCGTCGACCTGACGATGATCGGTACCTTCGCGAACAACACCAATACCAAGACCGCGAAGATCATCGTCGGTCCTGCAACTGCCGTCATCGGCTCTACTGTGGGTACGGGTGGCACGACTCTCGCAACCACCGGCGCCTACAGCACTACAGGCCAAGTTGGCTTCCAGTTGAACGCCCAGATCACCAAGATCGGTATCCTCGGCGCCAACACGCAGGTCGGCTTCGAGACAGCAGTCATCATCGGTGCCACGCACGGCGGTATGGGCGTCCCTCAGGCTCTAACACTAACGGAGACGTCGCCTATCCTCGTCGCGTTCACGTTGAATTCGGCTACCACGGCGAGCGACACCACTCTCGACTACGCCAGCATCCAGCCTCTCGACTAACAGAGCCACGAGATGGTACGGTAACACGGGAGGAGCGCATCTATGTCTGCTAGGATTTACATCCCCATAACGAAGGTAGATGCTGCTCAGCGCATCGTGTATGGGACCTTCACTGAGGAAGCCGTTGATCGCAGCAATGAGATCATGGACTACCAGACCTCGAAGCCCAACTTCGAGCACTGGTCCAATGAGGTCTACAAGTCCTCAGGCGGTAAGAGCTACGGCAATGTGCGCGCGATGCACAAGCCTATCGGAGCTGGAGTGATCACCCAGCCCATCGAGTTCGATGACAACGCCCGAGTCATGAAAGCCATGACCCGTATCATCGACAATGATGAGTGGGAGAAGGTGGAGGCAGGCGTCTACACAGGCTTCTCTGTTGGTGGGATCTACTCCAAGCGCTGGCAAGACCCATCTGATCCTACCAAGGTGCGGTACACAGCTACGCCGACGGAGATCTCTCTGGTCGATCTCCCTTGTGCCAAAGGAGCTACCTTTGAGTATGTCAAGGACAACACCTCAGCAGCACCTCCGGAGCAGCGGCTCTTCAAGTCCGTCGTCGCCGACGGTATCGCGATCGACTACTCAGTCCTACCTGAACTCACTCCTCCTGTCACGCCTCCAAGTCTCCTCGATAAGGCGGCATCAACAAGTACCCCAGCTGATACGGGCGCTGGCTCTCAGACGCCTCCAAAGACGGATGCAGAGCTCGTTGATGAGCTCAAGAAGCGGATCGCAGCACTAGAGGCAGCCGCTACCACCGGCGCAATTAGCACCCCGAAGCCCGTTACGGAGCCTCTGGTGGTGTACAAGGCAACAGACGGCACTTACTTCGAGAAGCGGGAGCTGTGTGAAGCACACAATGCTACTCTGGAGATGAATGCAGCTGTCGCGGGCATCACGTCAGGCGCCGATGAAGCTCTGCAGAAGCTCAACTCTCTGCTCAACAAGGATCTCAATGCCTCTTCTGGAACGGAGCCCGGAGTCCAACAGACCTCGTCGACGGCGGTGCCTTCTAGTCCGACTACTCAGGTACCTGAGAAGCCTAAGGCACCTGTCTACGGCAAGGCTCACCTAGCAGGTCTGTCTAAGGATGCCTCGAAGGAACAGAAGCAGGATGCCCTCAACAAGGGCATGTACGACATCAGTCGTATTGCGAGTCTGCTCTGCGAACTGAAGTGGTGCTACGAGTGCATGGCTACGGAGGCTGCCGTCGAGAACGACAACTCAGCCAATCCAGGAAAAGCGGCAGCCATCATCTCGGCGATGGTCGATCTGCTGAGCAGCGTAGTAGCCGAGGAGACATCAGAGCTTCTGGCAACTGTGCAGGGCGATGGTGGTGAAGCACAGGGACCCTCTGATACGATCATCATCATGGCAGCTGCCATGCCAGAGACCCTCTTGAAGGGTACACTCAACTGCGGTGTGCCTGTCGACGAGAAGCTCACGAAAGCCTACAAGGATGCCTTGCAGAACCTCGAGAAGAGCCAGCAGCTGAACAAGACCTTCGGCCTGACTTTCACCGAAGCAGACTTGCGTCCGGATAACAGCGACCTGCCTCAGGCTGTACGCCTAGTGCTGGTCAAGAATGCAGGCTTGGAAAACAAAGTCACCCAGTACGGTGATCAGCTTGCCAAGCTTGCCAAACGTGTCGAGGAGCTTGCAGCTGAGCCTGTACCCTTCAAAGGGGTTCAGTATCAGGCTGTATCCAAAGCTCAGGACACAGCCCAAGCTACCGGTGGTCAGACGCAGAGAGCGTCTGACAACCCCCAGGAGAACCTTGAGAAGGCTCTTGCAGCCATCCCACCTGAGCACAGGGCAATGGCAATGATGAAATATGCCTTAGCTAACCCAACGCTGAACGTCCCGTAAGGGCAAACAAGGCCGCGGATCAGTCTACCCTTTCTTCACGACTATCACAACGAGGAATAATGTAATGCCTGGATACGACCCGGTCGCTGGCTTGTCTCTTACCCAGCAGACCATGGACATGATGAAGGGATCCCTAGGGGCTCCTACTGACCGCTTCGGGAATCAGCTCCAGAAGGGGGTGACTCTCTCCACGGGACTTACGTGGTACGACCTTGCTGCTCCGGCGAAGATGCTCTACCCGATCATCACGCCGCTGCGCAATGCCATTCCCAGGAACCTGAAGAAGACTCCTGGTAATGCTGCTCACTGGAAGCAGATCATGACCCTCGTGGGGTCGGGCTACGATGCCATGGGCTGGGTGCCAGAAGGTCAGCGCTCTGGGACGATGAGCTACCAGTCGAATGACATGGCTGCGACCTATATCACACTGGGTGAGGAAGACTACCTGACATTCGAAGCCGAGGCCGCTGCGACGGGCCTCGAGGATGAGAATGCTATGGTGACATTCCGACTCCTACAGAAGATGATGCGCAAAGAGGAGCTCGGTATCCTCGGCGGCAATGCATCCATGTCGCTCTCTCCTCCAAGTGCTCCAACGCTGAGCGTTGCGGGTAGCACGGGGACTCTGCCTTCCGCAACCTACAGCGTCTACTGTGTCGCACTGACTCTCGAGGGGTGGAAGAACTCGTCGCTCACCTACGGTGTGGCTACGACCAAGGTCATCACAGGCGCCGACGGCAAGAACTTCACGCTCTACGGTGGCAGCAGCAATAAGAGTTCCAATACCACCCAAGCTGTCACCCTCGGGCAGATCCTCACGGCTACTGTCCCGCCGATCCAGGGCGCCATGGCATATGCCTGGTTCGTAGGCACCGTCGGCAATGAGACGCTGCAAGCGATCACCAACATCTCTGCAGCCAACTTCTCACTGCCTCTGACTGCCGGCACACAAGCTGCAACTGCTATCACTGGCAACTGCAGCCGCAATCCCGGACTGGCTTTCGACGGGCTACTGACCTGCGCTCTGAACCCAAATGCTCCGTTCTTCGTCAATGCGACAGCGGCTCAGGCCTATGTCAGCATCTTGCCGAATAATGGCTCGACGGGTACTGGCCTCACTGCAAGCGGCCGCGGCTCGGTCAACGAGATCGACCAGATGCTGCAGACCATGTGGAACACGTACAACATCGGCCCCGATGTCATCTACGTGAACTCCCAAGAGCAGAAGAACATCACCAACAAGGTGCTCAGCAACACCGCTGGTCCCTTGCTCCGGTATGACACTCCTGCCTCGGGCGGCCAGGCCTACGGCATCGTCGCTGGCGGTGTGGTGGAGTACTACTACAACCCGTTCACGATGGGTGGCGGTGTGAAGATCCCCATCTTGCTGCACCCAGATGTCCCACCTGGCACGATCATCGCCTGGTGCTCCAAACTTCCGGCCTGGTACCAATCCAACGAAGTCCCTAACGTCGCCGAGATGCTTCTCCGCCGCGACTACTATCGGGTGGATTGGCCTCTGCGTACTCGCCAGAAGGAGTATGGTGTGTACTGCGAAGAGGTACTAGCCGTGTACGCCACTTTTGCCATGGGGGTGATTACGAACATCGCGAATATCTAACCTGTAGGTCGGGGGACCTAAATACTGCAGGTTAGAGTACTGACCGGAGAGCGGCTCACCGGTCGGGGATGGGGTGGCAGTACGGTATTATTGGTGTGGTATCGTACTGCCATCTCAGACCAGACCATAGACCACAGAGAGATAGGCTAGTGTAGTCATGACTGTCAGCTACAAGCCTGAGTTGCTTAGCAATCTGACCAATGTCAAGACCTGGTTGTCGCAAACCGGCTCGACAGCAGGCGATGCTGTGCTCTCCTCTTTGCTGATGCGTATTTCCTCTCAAGTGCTAAGCTACCTGGAACGCTCATCCTTGCTTATGCGTACCTACACTGATACTGTGGATGGGCAGAACAATCAGAACCAATTCCTTGAGAATTGGCCCGTATTAAGCGTGTCTAGTGTCTCGGTGAACGGCAACAGTATCTCTGCTGCAGCTTACTCTACGACTAACAACAACCCTACCTCAGGCTACTTCTACGAAGACTGGACAGGTATCCCTCCCGGCTCTCCTCAACAGGTAGAGCTTGTTGGCTATCAGTTCTACCGTGGCAAGCAGAATGTCAGCATCACCTATACTGCTGGCTACGGCATCCTGAATGAATCACAGACCGTCTCAAATGCAAGTGCCTTGACCAATCAACAGTATGGTATCTGGAATTACGACAACGGGGTAACCTACACCTCTTCAGGCATCCCTCTGACCCAAGTCTCTAGCAACCCAGCTCAAGGTCAGTATGCAATAGACCCAACTACCTGCGGCAACTACTTGTTCAATGTGGCTGATGATAACGCTGCAGTCAGTATTTCTTATTCCTATGTGCCTGCTGCACTAGAACAAGCAATACTAGACATGATCAATGAGACCATGCAGCGCCGTAATCGCCCTGGTCTGAAATCCCACAATCTTGCAACGATGGAGTCCGGCAGCTTCGAGACAGCCTATGGGATCCCTCCTTGGGCTATGACTATCTTGCAGCCCTACAAGTCGGTGCTCCCACTATGAGCGGTAGCAGCAACAAGGGTATCGAGGTCAAGATTGTCCTGACAGGGCAAGAGGCTCTGATTGCTCGGTTCAAGAGGGCGCCTGAAGCACTTCTGAGCAACCTGAAGCAGGAACTGCTGAACTTAGCCTTTGACATGAGGGATGAAGCTGCTGCAGCCACTAACCCAAAGAGTGGGAAGCTAGGCGACAGTATCTCTGCGAGGATCACTCAGGGAGGTAGTAGTGTTGGTATCTCCCTGGAGTCGGATAACGTCGACTATGCTAGGATCCAAGAGCAAGGAGGAGAGCTTCCAGGCCGTGTAATCTTGCCTAACAGTGCTAAGACTCTGGCATTCATGTGGGCTGGCGGAGGTAATGGCGGCCTAGCGGGAGACATGAGTTTCTTTGCTGCTGTGGCTTGGCCCGGTGCTAGCATCCCAGCTAAGCATTTCATCCTCAACACTTTGAAGCGGAATCGCTATAACTTCACTGCTGCTGTTCAGCATGCGGTAGACAAGGCTATCAAACCATGACCTTGTACACACAACCCACTAGGGAGAATATTTCGACAGCCTTCTTGGCCTTACTGCAGCCTTTACTAAGCACTAACACACCTACGCCGGGTCCCTTCGTGACTATCTCTCGCCGCATGCAACTGTGGTACAATGTCCCTTCTGAGCTGAAGCCCATACTCTACATGCAAGAGCCAGAAGAGATTGGTCTACCTACGCCACGATTTACTCCCCGTAAAGCAGAGTGGGTGATCCATCTCATCATGTATGCAGAAGTTCCCTTAGACCAAACGGCAATAGGCTCTGTAGTGATCAACAACCTCCTGGACGCTATAGAAGTCGTTCTAGGTTTGAATGCTGGTAACGGTACCCCCCTGACCTTCAATAATCAGGTCTACCGTGTGTGGCAGGAAGGTACGATCAGGAAAGACCCAGGTGATATCGGCGGTCATGCGGTTGCTGTTTACCCTCTACGTATCCGTCCTCCTTAACACTGCCAATGATAGTATCAATCCAAAAGCAGGAGCCGCAGCTATGTCTGACGTGACCAACAGCACAACTACAGACACGGTGACCGAGGTAGTCCAAGTGGCTACGGAGGTAGCTGAGGCTGCACCTCTAGTTGCGGAGGTCGTTGCCTCGCCACAGACTACGATTGAGTCAATCCTCGGGGACTGGCTCAACAATCACGTGCGTAACTCGCCCATTGCTCAGAACACTGCCGCCTGGAATCATCTGACTTCAACCGCCCTCCCTGCTCTGGTGGGCATGCTAGTGAAAGGACTGTAAGGCTATGGAATTTGCATTTGGTTCGGGTGTTCTCTGGGCCAGCCGCTCGGATATCGCCAACGCTACGCCTGTCCGCTTCGGAGCGCTGCAGGACGTCACTATTGACTTCGATGGTGAGATGAAGGAGCTCTTCGGGCAGTACAAGTACCCGATCGACGTCGCTGCTGGCAAAGCCAAGATCACGGGCAAGGCCAAGGCTGCCCGTATCTCCACGGTACAGTTCAACAGCATCTTCTTCGGCCAGACGACCACTGCAGGGCAGAAGCTCGTCAGCTACGATGAGACGGGGACTGTAGCTTCCGGCGGTACTATCGCAGTTGCCAACGCAGGTACCAATTTCTTCGCAGACCTCGGCGCCAGAAACGGCCTGACGGGCGAACCTCTGGTTCTGTCTGGAGGAACCGTAGGGACCACAGGCACCTATGTCGTGAACAACACTGGTACCTACAACTTCGGTACTGGTGCTGCCGGCAACACGATGATCCTCGACTACATCTACTCTACCGTTGCCACAGGCACCACCATGTTGATGACCAACCAGCCTATGGGCTACGCCCCGAGGTTCGGTTGCACCTTCACCAACCAGTATGAAGGGAATACCGTCACGCTTCGGTTGTTTGCCTGCCTATGCTCCAAGCTCAACATGGCTGGGAAGATCGACGACTACATCATCCCAGAGTTCGACTTCAGTGCCTACGCCAACGCTGCCAACCAAGTCTTTGAGTTCAGCTCGACTACCTAATGTTGCCGCATAAAGAGGCACACCTCGCGCGTCAGAACCCACTGAGCTGCGGGAAACGCGCGCGAGCAATCCAACTGCGGCGCTTCGCGCTCTTTCGTACCCCCGTCAAAGGCGCGTCTCCAGGCACGGTAGGATGGGGTAGGATAACAGATAAGGTACACACCAAATGTCAACGTCAATGCTACGCGATGAGATGGCCTTCACTGCAGGAGGTCAGGAATTCAAGATACAGCGTATGAGGTTCAAGCAGCTTAAGGTTGCTTGGCCTGCGATCACTCGGATTGCAGAACTGGGCAAGCTTCAGTTTCCACAGAGAGCTGACGGCACCTTTGTCGACGTCTCGTCAGATCCTAACTTCATGGTCTGGCATGCTGAGAAGCTGGAACTCATGTTGAAGGTCATTACCTCGGCAATGCAGCGTACGCAACCGCAGATGACCCAAGACAAGCTGGAGGATATGCTGGACTTGTACGAAACCAAGATGATCCCCGACAAGTTCAACGAGTTACTTGGAATCTCTGGATTTGAGCTGGGAAACGGTCAGGGGGAGATGATGGCGGAGATGAGCCCCCAGAGTTCCACGGAGACTGGGACCTTATCATCGCCGAGCTCGTCACAAATGGTGTCTGTGGCGGCGACTGGGAACGAATCGAAAGCAGCTTAGGCTTAGCTGAGCTCAACAAACTCAGGAAGGTCTGGGAGACGCATCCACCTTGGCCTGCTCTGGCTTGCATGGTCTATCTGAAGCCTAAAAAGAAGCACCGAGATAGCAAAGGTGCTGGATTGATGGGCGACGGTAGGATGGAAGCTAAAGATATGGTACAGTGGGTTAAGGCTATGGGCGGCAAAGTGAAAGGCTAGAGATTCGATGTCTGGCTCGAATATCAATGCCAATATCAATGTTGATGCCGCCCAATTTCAGGCTGCGATGGCTGCTGCTGCTGCTTCTACACAGCAGTTCGCCCAGCAAGCTCAGGCTGCATTTCAACAAGCCTCTGCTTCTATGGCACAGTCAAGTGCTGCTATGGCTGCAGCCGCTGCCCAGGCTGCTGCAGCTGCAGCTACCTTGCAGAATCGCATTACGCAGGTAGGTACCTCTGCTGGGTATACTGCTCGCAAGCTATCTGCTATGCTTGATGAAGCGATTGCAGGCCGCTGGCGTCAGTTTGATGGTACATTAGCCAGCGTCGTGACAACATTTGGCAGACTGAACATTGCTATGACAGCAGCTGCAGCTGGTGTAGCAGGTTTGGCAATAGGTGTTGGCTACCTAGCGGTGCAATGGATCAAAGCAGAGAATGCTGCCAAAGAGGCAGCAGGTGCGATGACCATTGCTGGTCAGAATACCGGTGCTAGTATTGACGGGCTCTCAAAGGAGATCGCCAGCAATGCTGCTCACTGGCATGAGTGGCAATCGACATCAGGTGATGTCACCAAGACAATGGCGGGCTTGTCAGGAGATGCAGCTCAGTTTAGACAGCAACTCACGCAGTTAGCTTATAGCCAGGCAGCTCTGACCCAAGGTGATGTTGCTAAGTATGCTCAGGATCTGTTTGAGGCCTTCAACAAAGGCGGCTCAGGAGCTGTAGGCTTTGCTGATAAGATCCATCTGCTTGACCCTGCATTGCGTTCGCAGGTTGAAGCTATGGTGGGGGCGAAACAAGAATCCCAGGCTATGGGAGTTATCATTGATCAGCTGAATAAGCGATACGGTGCTTCAGGCGAAGCTGTCAATAAGCTCAATATCGGCATAGCTGAGAAGATGCGTCTCAGCGTGATGGCTGCTGACGGTGATATGGATGCAGCTGCCAAACTCAATGAATGGGATGAGGCTCACAAGAAAGCCTATGAAGAGGCTACCACTAATCAGATTCCTCCTATTGCTCCTCAAGCCAGAGATGACGCTGCAGCGGTAGCACAGCTAGATATGGCTACGCAGAAGAGGACGCAAGCAACCTTGGAGCTTGCTGCCGCTCAGAGAGCACAGAAGGCAGCACAAGATTCAGGTGATGTGGCTGCGCAGCAATCAGCTATCAACGCTATCATTGAAGCCCAGAAGAAGATCAGCGAGACACATACGGCGTCTGAAGAGCAGCAGCACCAAGCTACTCTGCGGTCGCTTGATGAGCAAATTGCAGCAGAGCATGATCATGCTAACCGTGTAGCAGCACTCAAACAACAGGTAGCAGCCGAAGATGCCAAGTATTACGGAGATTCTAGCAACCAAGCTAGGACATCTGCTACTCAGGCTACTGCTGCTCAACGCGAAGCAGCTGATGCGCAGCTTAGGTTGAATCTGGCTAAGCTTGATGGGCAGATCAACCAAGAGAAGAATAGCCTCGGTGCTACGTTGGCTATCTATGACCAGAAGCTTGCCTTGTTGCGGGCTGCCGACAAAGCAGATACCCTGGAATATCAGGAAGTCCTAAATCAGAAAGCCAATGCAGCCAGAGGTGCAGGCAATCAGGATGTCCGTTCTGAGGAAGAGGCTCTTCGTGCCAAGCAGGAATTATACGGTAAAGACTATGCAGCCAAGTTGGCCATTGAGGACCAGATCCTCTCGATAGTCAAAGCACATTACGGAGCTCAGAGCACCCAATACCAGACTGAGATGATCCGCCGCTCAAGGCTGATGGAAGAAGAAAAGGAGCAGGCAGCCTCTGTTGAGCAACAGAAGATTGCTTCTGCCTCTCGCACCAACCAGATCATGTACAATGATCTGAAGAAGAACCTTGACCAGGAAGTAGCGCAATACCAGATTACGAAGAAGGAAGAGCTGGCTCAGCTTGATGCTTTCCAGCAATCGCACGACCAGAAATTGGTCGCGATGCTAGATGCCGAAATAAAGAGCCTGACACAGGGTACGGTAGCTTGGCAAGAAGCAACTAACAAACGTGAAGAGCTTCTGCAGAGGATGAAGGAGCAGCATGATGCTATAGCTGATGAGATTGCTCAAGCTGATCGTAAGGCTGCTGAGAAATCAACACAGGAGTGGGAGCAGGCTTTCGATAAGATTAGTGAAGCCTCAGAATCTGCTATCTCTGGTATGATCTCTGGTCAGGATTCATTTCAGAAAGCTGCTCTGAAAGTAGGACAGGCAGTAGTCCAGGATGCGGTAAAGACAGGTCTACAGATGTTAGGCTCTTGGGTAGCTACTGAGCTAGCTAAGACTGCTTCTACCACCACTCAGAATGCTGTTCGTGAGGCTCAAGATAAAAGCGGCCAAACAGGTCTTGTGACATTGTTGTTACGTTCATTAGGAATTCATACAGCTACGGAGACAGAGAAGACTGCGGCAACTACAACGGGTACAGGTGCTAGAGAAGGAATCCAGACAGCAGCAGATTCTAAAGACAATCTATCATTTATAGCTCGGGCAGCCAAGTGGGTTGCATCTGAGCTAGGTATGACAAGCGCAACAGCAACCGGAACTACTACGCGTGTAGGAGTTCAAACAGGTGCGGATACAGAAGCTGCTGGCACAGCTGTGACATCCAATGTCACACAAGCACTTTCTTATGCTGCTGTTGGTGGAGCTGCTGCAGGTGCTAGTACTGCAGCAATCCCTGTTGTAGGTCCTGAAATGGCTCCAGAAGCAGCTGCTACTGTCTACGGTGATCTAGCTAGCTATGCTGGTATGGCTAGCATGGCTACCGGTACGATGAATGTCCCTAAAGATATGTTGGCTAATATCCATGCTGGTGAGATGGTGGTTCCAAGAACATTTGCTGACGGTATCCGTAGTCAAATGAGTGGAGGAGGCAGAGGAGGTGATACTACACATATGAACTCTTCCATTAACTACTCACCTAGCTTCCACGGAGGCAGTAGCGATATCAAAGCTGTGGCACGCAATAACTTCAAGGAATTCAAGTCCTACATGAATAATGTTACCCGCAACGGTAATCTCATGGTTCCGGGGAGGTAACAGATACTATGGCTTGGCTTTGGGCAGAGGGCTTCGACAATTTATACCAGCCAGCAGACTTAACTAATAATACTGGCTTTGCGCAGTGGTCTACTGTCAATTTCTGCACTCTGCCTACTGGTAGAGGTGGAATAGGCAAAGCATTGTCTTTTGGCAACGCTATAGTTTCATTTGGAGTTAATCAGACAGAGTGCTATCTGGGATTTGCCATCAAAGCAGCAGCTAATCCTACGTTCAACTTTATAGATGCCACTACTAACACCTATCAGGCTACCCTAACATTGGACACTATCTACGGCATTACAAAGCTATATGGAGGTAATAGCTCAGCGTTACTTTATGCTACAGGCAATAATTCAACCAACCTAGGTACTTATGGCTTTCTTGAGATCCACTTAAAAACCCATGCAACTGCAGGCATCTTTGAGGTACAGTACAACGGGAATACAATAGCATCTATTTCGGGTGTCAAGACCGCATATTCAGCTAACAATTATTTCAATGCTGTGTTCTTTGGAGCAGGTAATGGAAGTGCTGTTGTTGATGATATGCGTCTTTTTGATACCACTACGGGAGCAGGAACATATCCATGCAACTCTTGGGGCGGAGATCTTCGCGTTGCATCGATATATCCCTCTAGCAACAGTTCTGTTACTTGGACACCTAGCGGCAGTAATAACTGGTCGGATATCAACAATCAGGGTACACAGTCTCTAGGGACAACCTACAACACCACGTCTACTGTAGGCAATGAAGATCTGTTCAATCTCCAGACCTTAAGTAGTGTCATCTCGGAGATCATAGGAGTACAGATCAAAGGAGCTTATCAGGAGACAGATGCGGCAGCCCATACGTTAGAACAATTGTTGCATATCTCTGGAACTGACTATCCAGGTGCAGCTAAGACACTATCTCAAGGCTGGCAATACTTCACAGACATCTACCCAATCAATCCTGCTACAGGTGTGAGCTGGGTCCTAACTGACGTAAACTCCTTGATAGCCGGCTATAAGGCTCTGTCGTGATACATGACAGCTCAAGTTAGCCAGTTATCAGTACAATGCTTAGTAAAGATTTCAGGTACAACTGCTCAAGCCTCACAGCTGATTGTTCAGGCTCTTGCTAAGAATGGTGGTACTACTGCTCAGGTAACACAGCTAATACTTCAGGCTTTGGTTAAGAATGGCGGGACTACAGCTCAAGTTGCACAGCTTCTACTCAACATCCTTGTCTGGAATGGTAGTCCGGTGACATATCCTGTTTTTCCTGTTACCTTAGGTTTAGGATACAGTGTCATTAAGAGACCTGTATTCTACAATTCTCAGGCCAAGAGTGGTAGCGGTTGGACTACTCGTGTTGCATACAGTGCAACTCCTACATGGGAATGGGATCTTACATATGAACGGCAAGAGGACTACAGTTCCTCTAGCGAGCTCAAGACTGTTCTTGGTTTTTACCTTGCTATGCAGGGTAGCTTCAAACCTTTCCTGTATCAAGATCAAGATGACAATGCCGTAGTAGGCCAAGCCCTAGGCACATCGGACGGCACGACAACCTCTTGGACCTTTGTAAGGACCTATGGCTACAGCCAGACTGAGACAGAGAATGTAGGCTACGTTAATACTGGCAGTACTTTGAATGTGTATGTAGGTGGTACTCTACAGAGTCCATCAACCTACAGTGTTGTCACCACTACACCTATGTCTCAACTATTGACCTTCAACACAGCTCCAGCCACGGGATATGCTATCACAGCAGACTTTTCCTATTACTTTTATGTCCATTTCAAGGAAGACACCGAAGAGTGGGAGAAGTTCCTATACCAGCTTTGGTCCCTGAAGAAGATCACCATTGAAAGCCTAAAGGGCTAAATATCATGCGCCCAGCGTCAACTGCTCTTGTTTCATTCCTGCTTAGTAAGCAGCCCTGGTGGTCAGCTGACCTATTCACCTTCAGCCTGCCTAATGGTACAACTCTCCGCTACACCAGCGCTGATGCGAACATCACCTACAGCGGCCATACTTGGTACTGTGCATCATCTAGCATCGTAGCACTGACTCGTAAGAGCTGGTCTGTCAAGAATACGATGGACGTCCCTGAGATGGAGATCGAGCTTAACTCCTCAGGAACGGATTACACAGGAGGGGTCAATATCAAGCTCCTGTTACACAATGGCTTCTTTGATGGTGCCTGGCTTGAGATGGATAGGGCATTCATGCCCGCTTCTGGTACTTACGGGACTACCTCGCTGGGGACAGTCCCGATCTTTGCTGGGCCTGTAGGTCAGATCCAGATCACCTCCATAGGGGCTAAGATTACTGTTCGCGGTGCTAATGTCAAGCACCAGCAGTATATGCCTCGCAATCGATTCCTGACTTCCTGCATTCATGCTCTGTATGATACCGGATGTACTGTCTCAAAGTCAAGCTACACCTTTACAGGTACTGTTAGTACTGCCAATAAGATCCAGCTGAATTGGGTTTCTGACCCTACAAGCGGCAACTACAATTACCTGGCTTATGGTGCTGTGACCATGACCTCAGGTGCTGCAACTGGTATCACACGCACCATAAGCCAAGTAGGTGCCTCTGGAATTGCTTATCCCTACCCTATGTATGAGGTTCCTGCAGCGGGCGACACCTTCAGCGTAGTGTATGGCTGCAACAAGACACTATCTAATGGTCCCAATGCTAACTGCGGGACCTTCAGCAACTCACAGCACTTCAGAGCCTTTCCTTATGTACCCCCTGCAGAGACGGGGGTATGATGTCCCAAACAGAGACAGATGAATCGCCGATCCCAATCACCTTGGTACCTACCCAAAAAGCCTTGGCTCTGATGCAGGGTGAAGCTGAAGCTGAAGCTGAAGCACGTGCGTTGGTCGTAGCTGAAGCCTTGACTTGGGATCAAACGCCTTATAGGCAGCAGGGATATGAGAAAGGGCCCAACGGTGCTGTTGATTGCTCTATGCTTCTTGTGGCTGCTTACGTTGGCAGTGGTCTGGTGGAGGAATTCGATCCGAGACCGTACCCGCCTACTTGGTACCTACATCATTCAGAAGAGCGGTACCTTGCCTGGATGCAAACCTTGGCAATCGAGGTTCAAACGGCTCAACCAGGAGACATCGCCCTCTTCAAGTTTGGGCGCTGCTTCTCCCATAGCGGGATCTTCACGCATAAACCAAATCAGATTGTCCATGCGGCAGCTATAACAGGAAAGTGTACCTTAGGCGATCTCTCTGATCCTGAACTAAGGTATTTCGATAGGCGAGGCACTCAGTTAAGACCTATGAAGATCTTCGACGTGTGGGCACACATCAAACAGATTGCCAACGGCAATAGCAATAGCATCAGCAACCAAGGTAATGTGTAATGGGTCTGTTTGGCAATGGTGGATCTGCTGCCCAAAAGATCACGCGATACACATCACTGGACATCCAGACATCTGCCTTAGGTGTATGCATCCCCTTGCTATGGGGCCGCAACCGAATTGGCTGCAACCTGATTTGGACTGGCAACTTCATATCGAAGCCCGTCTCTGGTAAAGGTGGCGGTAAGGGTGGCGGAGGTAAAGGTGGCGGCACATATGACTACTGGTGTGCCTTAATTGCTGCCCTATGTGAGGGTACGATCCAGGATGTCCTACAATGCTGGCAAGACCAGCAATCGGAAAGCCTTAGCTACTGGAATCTAGGTCTAGTAACGGGCACTCAGAGCCAGGCCATACCTAGCTGGTTCACGTCAAACTTCCCCAGCCAGAGCCTGAGCTACGCAGGCACAGCGTATGTCTGGTCGCAGAAGTACTCACTAGGTGAGAGTGCTACGTTACCCAACCTTACTTTTGAGGTAGATGGCTATCTCTCTGGTACCTGCAGCATAGCAGGCATCCCAGATGCTAACCCAGCAGACATTATCAATGACTACCTGACTAATTCTCTCTATGGCCTTGATCCAGGCGCTACTTACATTGACAGCACCTCTCTGAGCACTTACAGGACCTACTGCCTAGCTCAAGCTCTCTTGCTGTCACCGTACCTCCGCACACAGGAACAGGCTACCCAAACGTTACAGAGATGGGCGCAGCTCACCAATTCTTGGATCTTCTGGAATGGTGTGGAGATGAAATTTGTCCCTTTGGGGGACGCGACAATCACCAGCAACGGGGTGACCTATACTCCTAACCTAACGCCCATCTACGCTCTGGATGAGAGTGACTTCATCCCCGATTCCAAAGATGGTCCCCTTGTAACAGTCACGCGTATTGACCCTGCTGATGGCTACAATCGCGTAGAGATCGACAACCGCAACCGGAACGATCTTTACAATACCGACCCCACATACTGGGAAGACTCTACCTCTGTCTCAACCTTTGGCCAGCTGCAGTCGCAGACTGTCACAGCAGACGAGGTGTGTGATCCTAATGTAGCTGCTATCATGGCCTCCTTGATAGGGCAGCGAAGCGTCTACATCAGGAACACCTATGAGTTCACGCTTGACTATTCCTACATCCTTCTTGAGCCAGGTGACATTGTTACCTTAACAGATTCCAATATCGGCATCATTACAACTCCTGTCAGGATTACTGATGTTAGCGAGGATGACAAAGGCTATCTGAAATTCGGAGCTGAAGAATGCCCTGGAAGTGTCGGCATATCTAGTGCCCATCCAAAGCAATCAGTTACGAATAATATCGTCAATACCCAAGTAGATCCTGGAGTAGTGAACCCTCCACTGATTATTGAGCCTCCTGTAAGCTTAACAGGTGGTGTACCTGAACTGTGGATTGGTGCTTCAGGAGGAGCTAATTGGGGCGGAGCACAGATCTGGGTATCGGCTGATGGTACCAACTATGCTTCTGTAGGACAGGTCACAAGCCCAATTATTCAAGGCACGCTATCAGCTTCTCTTGCTTTGCATGTCGACCCTGACAACTCCAACACGATATCCGTCAACCTAACGGAGAGTGATACTACCCTCCCAACCAGCTTCACCAGCGCTGACGCCAATGCCTATCGCACAGCATCTTTGATCGACAACGAGATCATATCCTTTGGCACCTCTACATCTACAGGTGCATTCACATACAACCTTACAGGTTTACGTCGAGGGGTCTACAATACTACGCCTGCATCACATTCTACAGGAGCACAGTTCTACTGGATTAGCTCTGCTGATACGTTTACCTATTCTCTGCCTCAGGCTTACGTAGGCACAACTCTCTACTTCAAGTTCCTGAGCTTCAACCAATTCGGCAATGCCCTTGAACAGCTGTCCGGCGTTAGCGCTTACACTTATACGCCTACAGGTGTAGGTTATACCATAGCTCCTCCTACGTCGGCCTCTACTGCTGTCACTCGGACGACTCAGGCTGACGGTACTACTCTGCTGAACATGACTGTATCATGGACAGCCTCAACAGGTCCGAATCTGGCAGGCTACAATGTTAGCTGGTCAACAAATGGAGGCTCTACATATAGCACTCCTATCCAAGTAGGTTCAGCAGCTACATCTTACACATTGACACCAGCTGTAGCTTCAACCAATTACATCTTCCGTGTACAGGCTTATAGTCAGAACGGCCTTGCACTATCTACCTACGCCACCGCCGCATCTGTATCCAGCGGGACTCTAGTTGCAAGTGTACCATCAGCACCAAGTGGCGTTACAGCTACAGCTGTGGGCACCCAAGCGCAGATTGCCTGGACATCAGGACCTCAGACCAATCTCTTCTACACTATCAGCCGAGCATCAGGTACTGGTGCTTCCTTCTCAAGTGCCTCCATCGTAGGCTATGGTGCTCAAGGATCCACCACGTTCCTCGACACTTCTACAAGTGCTTCTACTGCTTACACCTACTTTGTTCAAGCTTCCAATGCTGCGGGTACCTCAAGTGCCTCATCAGGGGTAAACTGCACTACAGGGACTGTAGCCACCTCGATAGTTGTTGAGGTTAACAACACCGTCGATGCTGTAGGCACCATCTCTTTCAACGCTGGGCTCCTTGGTACAGTGAGCTCGGGGACCTTGGAGCTGTCTGTCCCTACACAGCTAACACTGGAATCTCAAGGGACTACAGAGACCGCAAGCTTCCTCAACTTCGGGTCAAATCTCACTGCCACCTTGGCTAGTGGTACCCTGACTATTCAAGGTGCTCCACAGACCTACTTCGAGTCATCTGGCACCGTTGTCTCTGCTAACACACTCAACGTCTCATCGGGGCTCACAGCCTCAGTAGCCTCTGGTACTCTCACTCTGACCTCGGGCGGTGGAGGAGGTGGTGCGGGGACACTCGAACTATACCAGGGAGGCAGCTACACCCCATTCGGCACGCTCGTGGCGACCAACGGTGTGACGGCTGCCGTGTCGTCGGGGACCGCCACTCTCCAGGGACTATCCTACGCCAACCAGGGAACTTTGATCGGAGGCAGCACGGTCGCGGGCTCGACGTGGAACCCTTCCTACGTCGGGGGGTCGTCTACGCTCAGCGGAGGCAACCTGACGTTCAACGGCTCCAACACGGGCTCCTACAACTGGACAATGTGCATCGCCCAGTCCACGAACACTACAGGGGTCACAAAGTTCTATTGGGAAATCACCACAGGCTCCCAAACCGGCTCCAATACCATGATCGGCCTCGCCACCTACGGCGCGGCGCTGGGCGCCTGGATGGGCAGCAGCGACAGCAGCGGTATAGGATTCGAGGGCCAGGGGAGTGTGTGGTATGCCGGCAATGGGTCCTACGAGACTGGCATCACCTATGGCGCCAGCACCACCATCGGCATCGCCTGGGACGTCAATGCAGGCAAACTGTGGTTCAACATCGGGGGCTCCTGGGTCAGCGGCAACCCCGCGACAGGGACTGGGGGCAGTACGATGCCTGTGGTGGGAACCCCCCACCCTGCTGTGGCTGTCCTCGGGTCTGGGTCGAGTGCGACGGCCAACTTCGGCAGCTCGACCTTCGCCTACAGCGTCCCGACAGGCTTCACGGCCTACGGAGCAGCCAGCATCGCAGCAGTGAACCTATCGGAGATCAACTTCTCCACCAACCTGAGCGCTGTGCTCAGTGGCAGTACGCTCACCGTCACGGCTCCCCAGCAGCTGACGCTGGAGTCGGCTGGAACAGTCGTATCGGCTAGCACACTCAATGCGGGCACCGGAATCGCGATGAACTCGGGCGGCACGATCACGACCGTTGGTCAACAACCCTTCGACCTTCTCGTGTTCAATCCGGGAACCCTCGCGTCCTCTCAGAAACTCGTGCGCGCCGTCATGGCTCGCCAAGTGGTGTTCCCCACGAACTTCTCAGGCTCCTACGTCGGCGCGGGCACGGCGGCAACCGCCTCCAACACGTTGACGATCTCGAACGGTGTCACTCAGGTCGGAAGCATCGTCATCCCCGCATCTTCCTCGACAGGAACGATCTCCGTCGCGAGCGCCACCACGATCACGGCAGGCGGCACGCTTAACATCGTCAATCAGGCCACTGCGGACGTGACGCTTGCCGATCTCAGCTTGACCCTCACCGGAGTTCGTTAAATGACCGCGACCATTCAGGCCCTTGAGGGCTTCGACAACTGGCGTGCGCCGGGATAGCGTTCGCCACGGTGGCTAACCAGCCCGCGTGCTGGCGGCAGCTACAGTTCTATACGTGACACAGTGTGTTAGGACACTGTCAACTCGTCCTGGGCTATCTAATAAGGTGAGATGAAAATGGAAGATGGTTCAAAGACACAAGGCGCTACATCTGATGAGATACGTGACTGGTTTGCTTCGATGATGGATGGACATAACCCATCTTCCTCACTTGATCGACGCCTACAAACACAGCGTGAGGAATTCATTGTCCTGAAGAAGGATCAGGAAGATATTAAGGGGCAACTGAATGATCTAGGTGCTGCTGTTCAAGCACTCATCGTGGAGTTCAAGGAGAGTCGCAAGGTCAATTACCCTATGCTAGTGCTCCTCTTCTCTCTGATTCCCTTTGCAGGAGGCGGTAGCCTATACTTCATCTCAGGGCAGATCGATAAGGCTGTAGCTCCTATCACAAGCAACATCTCACAGCTGCAGACTAACCAGACTGCTCACGATAAGCAGATCACAGATATAAACATCAAGGACAATACCCAAGACAGGTTGATCTCCAACCAGGAGACCCAGCTAGCCTCTCTGATCGCAGAGCAGAAGACATCAGCTGATACACTACAGCGGCTATCCGAAGCTACGTCACATTCAAGTGCTTCAGAAGCTGCTAGCCAAGCCGACCGTGTACAGATCAACATGCGTATTCAATCCTTGGAGCAGCAGGAAGCCAAAGTCGTGGCTGATCGAGCCTCAGCGCGAGCTGAAGTATCTGCTAGACTTGTGGAGATCGAACAGCAGTTCCATGCCATGTCGAATATCTCCAACATCCAGATGGCCAACCAGAATCGTATCAACTCCATGCTCTGGGAGAAGACACATCCTGGTGAGCGCTACCCTGAACGTGATTTCTTCCCGAGTACCATCTACCAAACAAGCCCTGCTCCCTTAGGAGCATCAGGCAGGCAAGGGAGCTAGTCATGGCTATTGATATCACCCCAGCTTTGGTTGCTTCATGCCCACACATGTCCTCATACAACATCAACGTGTGGTCTACTGCCTTCCGTGGCCCCTTAGAGCGGTACAAGATCACCTCTGTGCATCAACTAGCTGCCTTCATAGGGCAGGTAGTTGTTGAGTCAGGCGGTTTCACCGAGCTAGTGGAGAACATGAACTACAGCGCTCAGGGTCTCCGCAATACCTGGCCTCAGCGCTTTCCATCATTAGCTTTGGCAATGCAGTATGCTAGGCAGCCTGAGAAGATAGGCAACTTTGTTTATGCCAACAGAATGGGTAACGGTCCTCCAGAATCAGGTGACGGCTATCTATTCAGAGGCCGTGGAGCATTACAGACTACTGGTCGAGAAGCCTACACCAAGCTAGCCAACGCCTACGGCCGCACTCCAGCTGACATGGCCAGCTGGATGGAAACGCCAAGCGGCGCAGCTGAGGCAGGGTGTTGGGATTGGATTAACCTGGATTGTGGTGCCTTAGCAGATGCTTGGGCTCTGACAAAGCTCTCTATAAGGATCAACGGAGGGACCATAGGCCTTGATGACCGTATTGCAATGTGCAACATTGCCCTAAAGGCATTAGGAGCTTCTGTTCCCTCTAATGCTGTACCTGAAAAGATTCCAGTTGCAGTTGTAGGCGACCAAACATCTACGTCATCTGATTCACTAAATCAGATGCAACTAAGTCTGCTAGACACCACCCAACCCAACGGAGGCTAAGATGACTGCTGATGAACTTACTGCCTTGTTGACCACCATCGGGATGCCGGCTAGCTACATTCCGATTACCGTCTTACTGTTCGTAGCACTGTGCGGTATATGTGCACAGCTAGCTGCCTGGCTGCCGCAATCTACCCCTACATCCAGCAAGTGGTATTTCTACTTCCGGATGATCCTCAACTGGCTAGGTGGCAACTATGCCAACGCAAAGAATGAACTCAATGCCGACAAACTCAAAGCGGCAATAACCCTCGCGGAAGCAAAGCCCGTTTCAGGACCACAAAAATCGTGACGTAGTAGGTCCAAGACCAAGGGTTCCAAGCGCTTCGCGCTGTACTCGAGCCCCCGTCAATAGCGTTGCTCGAGGCACACTTGCCTAAGACTAGGAAAGCCCCGTGAGGGGCTTTCCTTATCCAGCTTATAGTGCAGCAACAAACAGGCAAAACTAGGTGCTTTTAGTAGTCGAAGTCGTACCAGTAGTCGTGAGGTGCTGGATCATTGTAGTGTTTACAGTGATACCAAGCCACGTCATGCTGGTATTCGTACTCGTGGTCCTCACAGTGTTCAGGGCATATAGCACCAGAACCATCTGTGGGTGATATGTCACATTCCTTGCCACATACCTTGCACTTGAAATCTATTGGTGTTTCTGTCATCTAGTCTCCTCTAATATCCGGCTCGTACGGAGAGGCAGAGAATCTCTTGGTGTTCTTCTATCTTGGTGCCGTTGATGTCTTGCCACCTTGACACCCAAGCTTCGGTAAACCTCCATGGCTGGTAATCGAAGGTGAGCTTCCCAGGTATCACCTCCAACCACACGTCGTCCTTCTCTGTAGTTGCTGGCGCCTGGCTTACGGTTCCGGAATCCCACCTAGCCTTATTGTACCTTACCTCGTAGTGCTGAGTAGTAGTATTGAACCGTATCCCGTTATCGTTCAGTGGTCGTCCATCTGCGTAGCCACAGCAATGGTCACTACTCTTATTGTAGGTATCCTGTATTGCTTGCTTGTCATCCTGTGTGATGATCCAATCAGGACTTCCTTCTGGTGGTGCTGCTGCTATCCCCCTCAATGGCAACAGCCCCAGCATCAGTGTAGTTGCTAGCAGATTCCTTTCCATCATTCGTAACTCCCCCGAGTTATGTGTGCGAGCCTGTGTTAATCTAGTAGTCAGGTAGGTCTTGGGACTCCATGCTTAATTCCCACCTACTCCAAGGCATAGAGAACTGTTCCAGAGACATACCTTCACAGCCTATGATGCTGTAGATGATAGTAGGCGGGTAGTTATGTGCTCGTTCTTCCTCCTCTTCATTGTTGGGAGGAACAAAGCTTCTGATGTTTGTCCATCCCGTGACGACATAGGTGACGCCATTTCCTTTGTGGCGCCACCTGCTTCCCTTAGCAGGAACAATAGCATTCAAACCTGGTAGGCGGAAATACCTCATCTCAAAACTGCTTTCCATGCTTCTGGGCTCGAGCTTCGAGGGTGTGGTCTTTACGCGATTGATTGTAGGCAAACTTAGCGGCATAAGCTTCACCAAGGCGTAGCTTGGCCGCTCTGGCAGTATCGAATAATCTGATGAGAACATCTGCGAGCTCCTCCTCCATAGCCGTGAACTCTGGAATCTTGTCGGACATCTGGTTGGTACGATGTCCTTCAAAGGCTTCGCTCAGTTCAGTGGTAATGAGCATCAGAAGTTCACCCACATTTCGTTCGACAGGCTTATGCTCTCCTGTCTCCTTGAAATGTTCGAGGTCTGACCACCAGCCCATAGCCACGTTAGACACATGACACATCGCCATATGCTGGTCGATAGAATAGGCTGCTCCTCTGATGCTCATGTCATAGGCTAGATTGAGCTTGTAAGCCAGAGCATCTTCACGTGTATACGCTGGACTAACTGTGTTAGGCATGGCTGATATTCCTTGGTGTACGTTAAACGGGAGGTCCGTGCAAGGGCGAAGCCTAGCGTTCCGCTGTTTTTTAGTTAGCCTGAATTGGTCGCCAGCGGCCACAAGTGAAGCTGGAGTGAACCTTAGGCCAGCCAGAGTGCTCCATCACAGCGGGACCTTGACTAGGACGTTGAGGAGGTAGTAGGAAGAACGCTACTGTGGGTGAGCTCTCACGACACTCTCGCATGTTGATGTCGGCAGGAAAGCCAGGAAATCCTTTGACTGCATAGGCATTAGCACACAAGCCACAGGACTTCTGTGGAATGAGTTCAGGTTCATCAGCCAGGTCAGACTGCCTCTTGCTGAAGAAGTCCGGAGGGATGATATTGCTAAGGTCATCATTCGAAGCCATGGTGTGTTCCGATCAAGGTTGGTTTAGTTTAGGTGGTATGTTTAGGGGTTATTCACTATCCGCATCTGCAAGCGGTACAAAACCAAACGCAGTGAGGCCGTCGGAGGGATCCCAGTCATTGTCAAGATCCTCCGTATCTCCTTCGTTGCTTGTTCCACCGTCACTGGGGAAGATGATGGGTGGTTGTTGCAGCGTAGGCTTAGACGCCAGTAGGCTAGTGTTGCGTCGTAAATCGTTGAGTAGGTCAACAACCCTTTGTGAGGGCCTGAACCTGGTATCAGGGTCATTAGATTCTGGCTCATAGTTGTATGGCTCCTTGCGATAGATTCCCCAACGCTTACCTACGTCACCCTCAGCCTTGAATGGGACAGCTTTGAGACCCCATTCAGGAGCTATGGATTCCATGCATTGCTCTATGACCCACTTAGCCCACGCTATTACTTCTGGGATATCCGGACACTCGAACATAGCCTCATCGTGGACTGCATTCACCGGATAGATACCCCAGAAGTCTAGTATCTCTGCCGCCTTGGCTGCTCCTAGACCGCAGATCTCAGATGCAATGGATTGATGAGGGAAATTGGATGCCTCATTCTGCAACGCGCTGAGATTCTCCCTTGTGACGATCATATGCCTTTTCTTGCGGCCAAAAGGTGTGACTAATGTAGTCCCTGTAATAGGAGCGGCTCGGCACCTATCGATGAATGCCTTTGCCTTAGGTGATCGCTTGAACCACCTGTCAATCCACTTCTGAGCTTCCTGCACTGGGAGCTTATACTCGTCCGCAAGGCTCTCCGCCGTACGGCCATACACGACGCCGAAGTTAACGGCTTTTGCACGGATAAGCTCCTCACCACCTTGATGGCTTTTCTTGCCCCCGCGTGCTTTCCAACCGGGATAGAATTCTTCAGCTGTTTCAGAATGCAGTGAGCGGGTGTTTGAACAATATACCTCGAGGAGATAGTCATCAAGGCTGGTACAAGCGAGAGATCTCAGCTCTGCCTGATTTAAGTCTACCTTGATAAACACATACCCAGGGGAGGCACAATACATTCCACGCAGTGCAGTATCTCGTGGGATGTTTTGCATATTCGGACCACGGCTACTGAGCCTACCCGTCCTGGTTCCGTGAATGAGATAGGTACTATGAACACGTCCGTCAACGTTGACATTCTTCTTGAGAGAGTCGACATATGTGCTCTTTGCTTTCTGTGCTCTTCTGTAATCCTGCAATGCTGTCAGTACAGGGTGTTTGGGAAGGCTAGCCAGAACTTCTTTACCAGTGCTGCGACTCCCAGCTCTGGGAGGTACGAACTTGAGGACGTCCCACAGGAGGTGTGCAAGCTGCTTAGGCGATCCTGGGTTAATATCAGTTCCACCAACTCTTCGAACAATTTCCTGGAGGCGTTTGTTAGCGTCCTCGATTCGTGCTTGTAGGACTCTTGCTTGCCGCTCAACTCTATTGGGACAGACTGTGATGCCCCGCTTCTCGATCTTGTACAGGTACTCTGATGCTGTGAGGAGAACACGGGTGTAAAGGGTATCCAGTCGGCTATCAGATCGCACCTGTTCTCTAAGCGGATTAAATATCTGCCTGGTGTTAGATGTATCAAGGGCGAGGTAGTGGTAAAGAATGTGTCGAGGAATGACTCGATAAGAGGTGCTCCTCCTGGGTAGATACGGCTTAAGCATGTGCTTGTAATCAGGTGCCCCAATAAGGTCTCCTGATACCTGCTCCAAGTCATGGATACCTCCTACCTCATCTAAGGTATAGCTGAGCAGCATCGTGTCTTCATCAACCCTACTGTGAGGGGTAATATGATGGCGCATGAAGCGCATATCAAATTTGCCATTATGCCAAATGAATTGGGGACCTTTATTGATGAAGATCTCCGCTGTCGTAGTAGGATATCTACTGGCAACCTCACCAGGTATGATGTACACCTCTTCGGGGTCTGCACATAAACCTATGGCAAGGACTTCATCTGTCAGGTGATTGAAACCTGCAGTCTCCGTATCAGCTGCAATGTATGGCTTATCTTTGAGCGTGTTGTAGATCTCCCAGAGGTCATCTTCTGTGTCTGCAATGTACCAAGTAGGGACTATTGGCTTCTTGGGAGGTGTACCACGTAGGAGATCAAAAGCATAGGTGAGATCATTTCGGAATTGTCTGTAGTTTCCCGTACCCCTTAAGAGTGCAGCTGGATGGACGATGGGGAGTACCCCAATACTTGCATGTGGCGATTGTACGAGCATACCACGTACCTGGGTGATCTTCAGGTTTGAGTTACCTAACACCACACGTGATGCATGGTTCCCCATAGTCACGATCACTTTCCGAGGATGTCGTGTCAACTGAGAGAATAACCTTGAGCGGCATACATCTGCTCCTGTTGACACTAAGGCTGTGTTCTTCTTGGCATCCTTAGTGGATGGTGGGCGGCACTGCAAAGTGTTTAGCACTAAGATGTCGTTCTCAGGGGAGATCCCCCAAGACCTTAACTCAGTTGGGAGTGATCGCCAGAACAGGTCACCAGATGGGCCCGTTAAAGCCCACCTACTGTTCAGCTCTTGGATACCAGGGGCCTCACCTACAAAGACAATCGGAGCCTCAGGATTCCCTCTGCTGCCGCATTTAGGTCCCCCGTACGGACAAGATGGGCATGCTCCTAGGTTGCTGGGGTGGTTCGGTTTCGGCCCTGCTAACAATCCACCCATATTTCGTCTGCCTCACTTGCCTCACTTACCTATCGAACTTAGCTTGCTTCAGGCTTTGGATGCTGTTGGAGACCTCACCCATTCGGGCTTCCTGTCGATGTACCTCTTCATGGGATAGGGTTCCCATGGCAATGAACTTGTTGATCATCGCACCGAGTACCTGCTCCATGGTCTCGAGGATACCTGTCATCTGCAGTATGAGTATTTCCTGTTGAGCTAGGTCTTTCTTGACCTTATTCAGTTCATCCAACGTAGCGTAGCCGATGACTTCGATCATGTTAGATCTCCAGGATCCAATTACGGATCAGTGAAAGGTTGGCAATAGTTTCAGACGTGATGACACTTGGGACATCTTCCCACCAGGTCTTACCCCTCTTGCTGTGCGGCCCTAGAGGGTGCCTGTACATAAGTCTCCTTTCTTGTCCTTCTCTGATAGGTGCGGCACTGTCGATACCCATCACACCGAGCTTCTTGGCACAGGTGATATCATCCTGGAAGTTGTCTGAGAACCCCAAGAGGTGAATGAATCTTTCATGTGCCCCGAACTCTTTACGCATGGTAACGTAAAGCCAGTTCAGGAAATCTTTTCGAGTTCCCAGCATGTCGGTGACGAAGCGACCGACGCCCCAGTACTCCACACCGGGCATGTGTGAGAGCTCCCAGGCACACTCCCTTAACTCTGCCAAGGTGTTGCCTTGAGGTACAGCCATGAACTTTTGACCCCGAGCTAGATAGGGTTCATAGGTGTTGGCATACTCGCAAGCCAGTTCGATTGTCTTGTCCTTGTTACGTATGACGTCAGGTAGGACAATAATCTGAGCCTCTACAATGTTGAGAGCCTTATGCATGACGTCAGGCTCGACAGGATACCCAAGTTCAATGATCGAGTTATCCATGATGACCAGAGAGTTAGGTGGAAGCAAACCCCTGTAGCTTGTTGGATTCGCTGCCACATCATGTGCCAGAAGCAGATGATATGATCCCGCGATACCTACACCCCAAGACTTGAGGGCGCCTAGAACATGGGGAGGGCATACAGGAGCATACCTCGGAAAGTTAGGAATCTGTATGGACATGCCCTTGTGCCGCCTTCTCTTCTTTACGCATTTCAGGTTTGGTCATGGTCTGGGTCTGGGTCTCATGCTTGTCGGCTATGTCGAGCATCTCCAGATGCTTCTTGTCGACGATGGAGAACCTGGCATTGATGGCGAGGTCGGAATTATCCATTGCAATCTGGTGGTGATGCAATGTGACAACGCCTGCCTCTAGAAGGTCGGCTACATGCCTAAGCCAACCTTGGACATTGAAGACAGGCAGTGCTCTGAGAGCACTCCTCTGGTTTGGAGTCATAGAGTCTTGCCTTTATTGTGTCTTCTACTTGATGCCGGCTACGGCAAAGAATTCCGATCGTGCTGATGGCACATCTCGGAAGAGTCCTCGCACGCAAGATGTGGAGGTCAGGGTGTCAGGAGTATACACACCTCGACAGGCCATACAGGTATGTAGGCTCTTGATCACTGTTATAGTTCCGTTGGCATCTGTGTAGTCATGTAGTACGTCTGTTATCTCTTCGCAGAAGATTTCCTGCATGCCTGGACGTGATGTACCAACTGCTTGTACAAGGCGGGCAATCTTGGAGAGGCCGACAACTTTGCCCCTAGGTATATAACCAACGCAAGCGTGACCCACAGCAGGAAGAAGGTGATGTTCACAGATCATCCTAAAAGGTATGTTGCTTTGTACGATGACGCCTCCGATGTTCTCAGCCTTAGTTCCCTCGAAGAGGTCTCCTAAGACATCCTTCGGAGTGTAAGGCTTGTTGAACTCAGCTAGGTACTTGAGGAACCTCAGAGGTGTCTTAGCTTGCGCATCATCAGATTCCCAACCATACATGATGTTCAGCACATGAGCCATGGCATCTACAGCTATCTGCTTCACGCCAGGTACAGGCTCGTAGTCCGGATTGAGCCCGTCGGCTTCGGCTTCGGCTTCGGCTTCGGCTTCGAGTTCAGTTGGAATGGGAGCTACAGGTGTTGGCTTTCCTTTTTTCCTGTATCTGTGGTGACTATTGAAAGCCTGTGCAGGTGTTATCTTACTTGAGGATTTACGCATATCTGTTAGACTCCCAACTTGTGACCATACAGCATGGCGTGCATTTGCGGAAGGATGGAGACATTAGCAAGGCCATACTTCTGAGCCTCTTCGATCAGCCAGCGATACCTGGTAAGGATCTTGCTAGCTAACACATCACTGTCAGTCTCGCCGTTATTCTGTGTACCTACTGACAGGAAGAAGTTGACCCTAGGATAGTCAGCATGTAGTTGAGTTGCCCACTCAAGATCTTCAAGATCCATTATCACCACCTTGAGGCTAATGCGAGGGGGTGCAATGAGAGATGAGTAGGCTGAGAGCATGTCGCGGTCAAGTTTCTCAGCCATGCCACTGCTTGGTGGCTTGGGAGAGACTGTGACACTATCGCAGTTGATAAGCCACTGCTTGAAGAACTGCCCCTGTGTCTCGATGGCTACCCGAAAGCCCTCATAGTGAAGTCTATCGATCAGCGGTGAGAGCTCATACATCACAGGATCACCACCAGAGATAGTTACCCACTTGGCTCCAGTGTGGGGGCTTCCAAGTTGCAAGAGGGCATCCGTGATCTGAGTAACTGCTAGGCGCTTGGCGTTCTTCTTCACCTCTTCAGGGAGGACTGCGTGGAGGCTGTCACACCAGTCACACCTGTACCCGCATCCTCCCAGACGTAGGAAATGGGTAACACGGCCTATCATTGCTCCCTCACCCTGAATAACAGGACCAAATATCTCAATGACAGGCAGCCGTTTGTCTTCGGCTATGTACTCGTAAGATACTTTAGCATCGGTAGTCATTGTGGGTACCTCGCAGAGCAGTTAGGTGTCTCGAAGACCTCGACCTCACTCAGCTCTGCAAGGCCTTGACTCAGCTCATGGACTCTATCTACCATCAGCTTAAACCAGAACTCTGCAAGGCGTTCAGCTGTAGGAATGAAAGGCACAACGAGAACCTTTGTCTGATTTCTGTCGCGGTTTTCGTTTACTAGGCAGTAGATCATGGGTTCCCGCTTCACTGTGTGGATAACCATGTCACGGTACTGTTTAGCTGGTATCATGACATGCAGTAGTGGATCATCAACCCATACCACAGTTCCATGATCACATAGGTCATCACAGTACTCCATCATGACATGCTTGAGGAAGCCGAAGTCTAGAACCATATCAGTCTGGAATCCTTCTCTGTGTAGTTCTGATGACTTGCACGTGGCATTGATCGTGTATCGATGTCCATGCCAGTTCCAGCACTTCGAGCCATGTGTAGGCACACGATGACCAACATCGATGCCTATTTGTCTCGTAATCGAAAAGCCTCCCATCGTATCAACCTTTCTCCTCGAATTTGATTAGAATGGTATGGTATCATTTCCCATGTCTGTGCCGTGATCTGGTTTGAGCCCTCGCTGGACAAAGGCTTTTGGCTCATCAACCATGTAATCTGGGGCTGGTGTTGTATAAGTACCGTGAAGTGATCCGTGAGACACTAGGAGACCATCTTCATATGTGGTAGGATCCGGTAGTTGCGCTAGCTGGAAGGCTTCTTTGCGAGCACGGCATGTAGGGCAAGTGCCGCAGTGTTTCTCTTTCCCGTCATAGCAGCTCCACGTTAGATCGTAAGGCAGTCCCAACTTGGAGCCAATCTCGACGATAGACTTCTTCTCCATATGGGTGAATGGGGTGATGAGCCTCACGCGACGATAGGTGCCGAGGTGGATAGCAGACGCCATGACACCTATGAACTCGGGGGTACAGTCTGGATAGGCATCTCGAGCTGCATCATCAGCATGGGCGCCGAACCAGATAGAGGCTTTTGCGTTGATCCCCAGCTTATCTTGTTCCATGATCCAGCCCTGTGCAATGCCTGCGATTCGTGACAGAAGCTGTCCATTCCTGAAGGGAACGTACGTAGGCGAGATGCCTTCTGGCAACTCAGCATAAGTCGAACTTGGAAGCTTGATACTTGGATCTGTGAGCATGCTCTTCGGTGGATATGCCATCGAGACTGTCTCATGGCTGACACCGAAGAAGTCACAGAGTTTCTGTGCGAACTCCGTTTCTTTCTTGTGTCTTTGTCCGTAGTCGACAGAGATGCTCACGACATCATGCCAGATACCCTCTGAATAAGCTTCAGCTCTCGCCATAGCAAGGGCTGTCGAACTATCAACACCCCCACTATGTAAAACGAATGACCGGTGCAAATCCATTACCTTCTCCTTTTCCTTCTCTGGGTGTGAAGCCTGAAGTCGAACCTAACCTAACCTAACCTAACCTAACCTAACCTAAGCTAACCTAACCTAGATGTGCAGGGCATTGTGCTATAGCCCACAGTTGGCTTGCTGTCCTTGGTTCCTGCCGCGGGAATTGTGTCTTTCCTCAGAATGCCTCACTGAGCCGCGATAAACACCTAAGTTCTACTGCTGGGTTGGTTAGACGCCTGCGAAGGCGCCACCGCCACCAGCTGCAGCTCCTGCAGGACCAGGAGGCAGGACATCTTTGACATCGTTGCCTTTCTTGCCCTGGTAGACACGGATATCCAGTCGCACCTTGGCTCGTGCCCCGAGTAGGCGCCCTTCGTCGGCGACTGTCTGGGGATTGAACTTCTGGTTCAGCAACGCCTGTGGGTAGCCGTCGTCAGTCTGAATCCGAGCAAGAGTACGCTTGACACGAGGCAGACCGCCTTCATTGAAGACGGTATGGTAGAACAGCTTGCGGCCGTTGAACTCACCTCCATCAACTTCGAATACCCATGTCCACATGGGGTTGTTCGACCTCTGACTCTTGCCGAAGTCCAGTTGGACCACGGTGACGTCATACAGGCCACGAGGCATGGCAACAAAGTTACCCTCCTCGTTGACGCCACCGAGGTCTACGACAATGCCATTGCCGTCTTCAGTCTCGACGTTGGCATCATCAGCTTCGGCAGTACCCGCAGCTTCAGCAAATGCGTTAGACATAGTCATCCTCCTTATTGCAGTACCAGTACAGTGTCGTACTTGTTAACGGTCTGCATTAGGTTGCACAACCTTAGAAGGCTACATCAGGTGGCCGGTGCTAATGTAGACTTTGCCACAGTCACTGGTGTGGCTCCTGACTTAGGCACTTCGCCCAACAACCCGACTTGCTTCAGGATTGACCCCATTGTCGGATTGTCGAAATAGTGGGGCTTGTACACGCTGAACCTCGACTTGGCTGCGTAGCGTGGCCCTTGTTGGATGTACATCCTCCTGGGAGGCGTTGTCTGATCATCAGCTGCCTGACCAATGATGAGATAGCCTACCATATCCATGAAGCCTTGAACTTGACTTCCAAGTTTGCCGGTCATCATAGGAGAATAGATCTGCCTCTTCAGCTCGTCCTGAACATACGCTCTCGCGGCGGTGAAGAGCACATGCATCGGGAGATCTCTAAAGTTGCGGATGAGGCGCTGCACCATCATGTGCTGCTGCCTGTATTGAGCCCACTCGGCGGCAGAACTCTCCTCGTCAATCTTCGTGGCGTCATTGACGCCGAGAAGCTGATTCATGCAATAGACTTCTACTTCGGTGAGAGAGTCTATGATGACCGTCTTGTATCTCCGCAGACGCTCTTCAGGTGCGTTAGGCATGATCACGTTCTGTAGGTTGCGAAGCTTCTGTTCTGCCTCTGGCGATGGGTCATCTCTGAACTGGCAATGGAGTTTCAGGTAGTCATAGACTCGGGCAACTGTAGCATAGTTACTTACGCGCACAGGATCGATGAGATGGAACTGATGATCAGGATCATAGAGTGTCAGTTCGCCACCTTCCGCGCTGATCATAATGACATCCCGCATCTCAGCGACATCTGCTGATGTACCGAAGAGCCAGGTCTTGCCTGCACCATACTCGCCATAGACCAAAGCCTTCAAGTAAGGCAGCCTAGGTCGATTGACGGGTACAATGAAGGGTGCCTTCCCTGCAACAGGTGACATAGGCGTAGCAGTGGACCCAGATGGGCTCCCTGGCTGGATCCCTCCAGCACCAGCACTAGCTGTGTGTGTGGTGCCTGTAGTTACCGACGGCGTCTTAGGTGGCGTGTCGGGGGTAGGAAGAGTTGTGTTGCTGGTTGTATATAGTCTTGTAGCGGTACTTGTAGGTGTCGTCGCCATGATAGATCTTCCTCTCCACGGTCTATGGTACTATTCTCAAGCTCAAATTCCCAATCCGCACCATCATCCAAGTTGATACATGCGGCTTTCATATCACAGTCCCAGCTGCAATCTCTGGTGGGATTGGGAAACAATGCAAGATTGGGGTTCAGCATCTCAGCTGACTCAGCCAAGATCTTCCAGCTCTCGTTGACTATCTGGTATTCATTCCGCTCAATGAAGTCCCTGCGAATGACTTTGTCAGCACACTTGGTCTCTTCAGAGGCTAAGTTGTTTAGGTATTGAACATTGATCCTAGGTGCTTTCTCAGCTGACCCATACATATTCACCAGAGCTTTCTTGTACAGAGCATGGGTGGTGTTCAGTGTCTTGGCGACACTAAACATCCCTGTGCTCTTGACAAATTCAGGTTCTCTGGGAACAGATTTCTTATGCTGCTGGTAGACGAAGCCAGCTACAGGCTGCTCGTAGATCTGTGTAGCTGCCCAGCAATAGGCTGTGATCTGGGGATCGGTATCCAAATGTGCTGTAATGATGTTCTTAGCTGTCTTATAGTCACAGAGCCATATACGGCCATATTCATCGAGGATGACACGATCAATGGTTCCGGTATAATAGCATTTGTCATAGCCATAGCTACGTAGTAGATCAGGATCAAGAGGGACTTCGATCTGGAAACGTACCTCAACTTGGGGTACTCCGTTGACAACGAGTGTTGTACCTGGATCTCTTGAGGAGAGCCACTCCTCGTAATAGTCGCACATCCCTTGACCAAGCTGTGTAAGCTCAGCTAAGTTAGGCGGCAACTCTAGTCCTTGGACTCGCTTAGAGGCATCTACATACCCCTCGAAGGCCATCCGAGCTGTAGGGAATCTCTTGTACCCGTGGTAGTCTTCAAAGGCATAATGAATGCCCGTACCAAACCACAAAGGGGCTTTGGCAAATCTACTAGTTCGATTTCCACGGTGGATGTATGACCAGCCAAACTTCCTTCGGCAACGCCGAAAGGTTGACCTATCACTCGTGCGAATATAAGCTACACGAAGAGGCAGAGTCGATGTGCCCTGATCCTCCTCAATAGGAAGAGATATGAAATCGCCTATAGGTTCGCTATCGAAGCTTGACTCATGACTCTGACTCTCGGACACTGGCGATCCTATACATACACCCAAAGGGTGGCTCTCACTATCTATAGATTATACTATAGGTATTAGAGGTCAATCAAGAGGAATTTTATGGTCACCTAAAAATATTTTTAGGTCACCATTACTTCACCGTCACCGTTCAGGTTTGACTGTCTTCAGCATCTGCCGTACTTGATCAATATCTCGTAGGATAGCCATCACGTTGTTCACCTTAGTGTCCAAGGCATTCAACACCAGCTCGCTGTCAATCCCATCCTTGTAGCGGATGTAGTAGATATTGACTGGGTTGGAGATCTCACCTCTGTGTAGCCGATCTTCGGCTTGGAGATTGTCCCAAGCGTCCCACTCAAAGCCTAGGAAGACGCCCCACGTTGCAGGTTGCAAGTCGAAGCTCTCTGCATAGCGGATGGAACATAGAGCTATTCCTCTGACTCGTTTGAAGTAGGCAATTCGCTCTGAGAGCTCTTCGACTGTGAGCCCACCCCGAAGTATAGTGATCTTTTCTGAATCAATTCCCGAAGCCAGTAGACGCTCACGAATAAAGGGCAGAGCACTAGCAAAAGGAGTAAATACTGCCATATGCTGGTCATCTGCATCCTCCAAGAGTTCACTAAGCCTATCGAGCCCTGCACCCCAACTCGCTTCGGAGCTGAGTAGTTTAGGTGTCACCAATACTTGCCGCAATCTCTGAATCTTTGCCAGAATACTAGGTATAGTTATGACGCCTCCTGATGGCAGTTCTACAAGTTGCTCCTCAATGATACTATTATACATCTTGCGTTGGTCATCAGACATCTCCATGACATTGCTATCGAGGTCACGGACTTTAGGTGGCATCTGAGGTCTAACTTCAGCATTGGTACGTCGGATCATTACCTTGCTCAAGGACCTCTTCAGCTCCTCTTCATTCTGCGTTCCGTGAATCTCCACGCCATACTCGCCACGAGTCACAATGCAATAGCGTTCAAGGAAACGCCAATAGGACGTGTAGAGCTTTGGCCTGACGATGTTCAACGGGGCCCACATACTTTGTGGACCTCTACGAGCAATGCTACCCGAGGTGAGAGCTATGAAGCTTGCGTGCCGTGTCACAGCCTTCAGTGACTCGAAATTGCCGGACTTTCGGTTGGAGTCTTTGTGGCACTCATCCACAATCACAGCTTTGAACATATTCGGGTTCACGAAGCCAGATCGAATATCCAGCTTCAATGACTCACGTGTTATGGCAACAAAGCCCAACCCATGTTTAGCCCACATCTCCTTGCGGATCTCTCGTGTCTTCCCTCGTATGATGACAGGAGCAGGAGAACCCCAATCATCAGCTTGGTTCAACCAAGCTATCTGGGCATTGCGACCAGCAATCAGCAAGCAAGGCAAAGGGTAACCAGCAGCTCTCCAAGCCAGGTAGACTTCACCAGTCTTGCCTAGACCCATACCATCTGCGATGATCCCTTTGCAATTGGCCTCATTGATGAACCAGTTAACAGCCTCCAACTGGTAAGGCCTAGGTGTGACCTTAATGGGGAAACGGGTATTGTAGTTTGTGTTCCCGTACAAGAGCTCATGTATGTTTGCCATTAGAACCTCCAGCCTAAGCCAATGTGCAAGTAGTGTGGGTGGAAAAGAAATACAGCCAGAAGCAGCAAGATGAGCACGACAAATAGCTTGTCCATATCACATGTCCTCCTTGTGACGCCAGCCTACGAAGACTGGATGTCTTGCAACCTTATCTGTGCCATGTGGTAGGAACTTATACTTGAGGATCCTCCCCATGTAGTTCTGGGGGTTCATCCAGATCTCTCGGCGCTCATCATGATTAAAGCCGCTGCCTACTCTGACTTCCCACCCATACTTAAGATCATTGATGATGACCCTACCCATCATGGCTAAGCCACTCTTGTTCTCCTTATGCGACGAACGCACCTGATAGCCTCTAGCATCAACCGTCGCTGGGTTGTCGTTATGTAGCATCTCCTCGAAGCCAGTGACAACACCTTCAGCGTCCTCCCAACGCTTGAGTTTACCCATCCCCCCTTCTTTTTCCGTTGAGCGGCCAAACTTGTAGTTGCTAGTGGGGGATCTAACAATAAGACCCTCATAGCCTTTCTCAACAGCAGCCTGCTCTAAGCTGATGAGGTCAGGCAGGCATTCGATCCTGAACTGTTCAACAGGCACTAATCTAAAACTTGTATGGTACAGTACCTTTGCATCTCGGGCTTTGTCATAGAGGAACTTCTGACGCTCCTCGAATGTCATCTCATTCCTGACGATGTCGAAGGCATGGAACCAAGGGATAACCGAGGCATCCGTTGTCATGATGCCTGACACAGTTCTCTTGAAGACATCATTGCCTGTTGGTAGGCCAATGATGAGTTCGCCATCAACCCCCTCTAATTGTGGGATGGCAAACAGTTCTTGTGCTCGTTGGCTCCTGATGAGCTTGCCCGACCGAGAGATCAGCTGCCCATTCATAACCGTAGCCCGGATACCATCTAGCTTGTAGCTAGCATAGATCCTCTTATGGAACTGTAGGAGTCTCTCAAAGATCCTGAGATCCCCATCATACGCCAACATAGGCCGAAAAGGTTTAATGTTCACGTTCACGTTCTCATGCATCTTTTAGGTCTTTCACCTTTGTGCCGTCATTGTCTTTGTCGTTTTTGTTGAGCATCAGGCTATACCAAGTACCTGCTTTCATTAGCCTGGCACGAAGGCTTTGGTACGACATACCTAACTCACGTGCTAGAGTAGCAGCCGGGATCCTCTTGCCTGTCTTGGGGTGCAGTACGTAGTGTGTGCATCGCTTGTTGCTACCCTGCTCTTCATAGGTTGCCCATCTGACATTACCAGGGACATAATGGCCATTAGGATCAATTCTGTCAAGAGTATGATTCCTACTAGGACGTAAGCCGACATCTTTCAGGAACCACTCAAAAGCCTGTAGCTTCGTAGGACCTAGATCACTATGAGGATCATCTGCGTGGGTAGGCTGCCAGCGATCAAACACATGTATGCCTCGCCCACCATACTCGGCATAGCCCACGTGTTTAGGATTGTTGCACCGCTCAAGCATCATGGAGAAGGAATTGTAAGATAGCCTACGCAAGAAGCATCCACGATCGGCTTCCTTTTTCTTCCGGTTAGGTCTTTTGTGTATCTTCCTCTTGCGAGGCTTGCCCTTCACCAGATGCTCGTTGGTGGTCTTGTCGTCATCCATGGTCGTGCTACCTTAGAGTGGTAGATAGCCCTGAGGGTGGGTGATCAGGGTCTGGGTTTGGGTCTGTTGTTGTTGTCGGCGCTGTTGCTTGTTCAGACGGTGGTCTTTGCAGCGTGAGATGTCTTTGTGGCCATACATCTCCACCAGGAGCTTCCGTACATACACACCCGGGCGTAAGCCCTTGTTGTGGGCTTCTTTCCTGAGAATGGCTTCCAGCCAAACAGGGACTCTCAAGGAGATAATGGTCCCTACGACCTGATCTGGCGGAAGCCTCCGCTCAGGGCGGGGATCTGTTCTAAGTCCACGGGTTCGATTTTTGTTAGTCACAGCCGTAATCTTCATGCTCATTCCCGCATCGGGGTGAATGTAGGGCAGACGCCTGCGATGCACCGCGAGACTTGTGGTAGCCATAGTAGGTACCTACTCCAAAGCCCCAGGCAAAGAATATGAGGAAGAGAGTTGTCTGTGCCCAGAACTTAGGCGTGTTGATGTCAGCGAAGATGCTCATGTTGTGTCATACCTCTTTCAGGAATTGACGGACTTCAAGGTCTCGTTCTTCACGTGGAATATCCGCGTAAAGGATGTTGGCTACCTGCCGATACGTTCGATAGGCAGCATACTCTAAAGGCTGTGTAGGCCAATTGAGATGTTGTGGAAACTGCCAAGCACAGTGGAAGATACTGCCTGCATGATAGTTCCCGATCCAGCATAGCAAGAAGAGCTGATCGCCATCCACCTTGTGGAGGTGTTCGAAGAACACAGCCCTCTCCAAGGATGGTTTCTTGTCGTAGTTCAGCCGTGTGTTGTAATTCCCCTCAAGGAATATCACACCGAAGGCAATCTTACGCAGCTCAAGGATGGACTTGTCTATCAGGTAGGCACCTCGTAGAGTAGGCCATTTGACAGCCTCGCCGCGTATAGCAAAGACAGGAGAGTTTAACAGAGGGATGCGATTCCTCTTTGGACCGGCCTTTCTGTCACTCGGCATAGGATAGTCTCCACTCCTGGATGCTCATGAATTCTGACCCTCTCTTGGAGTCGCTACGCAAAGGAACTTCAAGTCAGCAGCATTTGTCACCAACACATAGCCTGACTTATGCATTGGTGCACTAGTGAATTCCTTCTTCCCGTCGCCACAATCGACACAAGATCTGTAGCCTAGAGCCCAACGCTTTGGATTGACTTCTCCATCACACTTAGGCGATGTCTGCCTCTCACAGGCTGGCCATTTTTCACTTCCACTCCCACTTTCGCCTACATTCATACTCACCAATCCCTATCTAACACACGTGAGCCAACCAGCAGCTTGTACTTGTTAGGCCCTGCTGGATCTTTCACGTAGGTGATGGTGAGAAACATCTTCATGCTGCCTCTGAAGAGCTTCAGCATGTCTGCTTCTGCCTTGATCTCAGACATGACGCTCTTCTTCTTATTGTAGAGCAAGACAGTCTGGTATGGTAAGCCATTGCTGATCGACAGCTGAGCCTTGAAAATATCTCTCTTGCCAGCCATCGGCCAATCAGGATCAACACTTGCACCTGCTTTGGCTGTGACTGTGACTGTGATCTTAGGTAACCTTGCTCTGCATTTGAAATGCTTCTCACGAACCTGACTCATTACCTCCTCACTTCCAAATTGTCGCCGAGCTGTCCGCCACGCTTTAATGCGTACAAGTAGTTTGTCACTTGACAGCGAACACGCTCTTGCTGCTCAGCCGTCGAAGCAACCTGCATCTTATTACGCCACCACCACTCCAGCCGCATCAGTTTCACCTGCGTCGAGACACCTTTCAGCGAAAGCCGAAATGTCTGCCAGACAGCATCTCGCACGCACCATACTCTGACTTGATCATGATTATATGACCCTAGCTGATACTTCTGTGCATCCCACTTCATTGGCATTCCACCATTGCGAGATTGCACCCGATCCTCAGCCTTGATCCAACCCTCTCCATTCAAAGCACTGATTGCCTGAGACATCTTCTGTACCCCTTTCAGATACATTATTTCCTCTTAACAACCTTATTATATATCAATTCTAAAAGGGTCTCAATGGTCAAAATGATTGTCTGTCCAAATTATTTTTAGGTTTAGGCTCAGGCTCAGCCATTGTAGCCCCCCACTTGAGGGCTAATTAAGTTGAACATCTCCTGATCAAGTTTACATGGGTCAATGAAGCCGCGTTGAGCCATTACCTTGAGGATAAGAGCACAACGTGAGGTAGTATCAGTAGCAGGTACAACATAATAGCTGCGGCCGAGGTCTGTAAGAACACCCTGAAGTAGGAAGTCGAACATGACACGAGGACCAGGCAATGGTGTACGCATCCCGTCATCTGTATCTGGCCATGTACATAAGGGGAAATAGAAAATCATGTCAAAGCGGCTCATGGCATCGCTAGTCAGATCCAGTAGCCAATTAATCTTACTCTCATCCAGATATGTTGAGCAATACTGTAGAGCATAACAGAATTGATCCAATTGTGTGCGGTCACAGATGAGGTTCTTGCCCCTACTCTCAAGTATCTTTCGATTATGGGCAAGTTGGATATTCTTCTGTAATGCCCATCGTTTAGTATCTGATAGACTATGTTGATCAGCTTCTGAAGAGATACCCATAGCAGCGAACACACTCCTACTGCTGCTGGGTAGGAACCCATAGCCATAGGGCTTCAAGTAAGTCGTGAGCATCAAAGCTGTAGTAGTCTTGCCTACACCTCCAGCCCCGCAGAAGCCAATGACTTTTGGATTGCTTTTTCCGGGTTCATCCGGGTAATCATAGTTATGGTTGTGGTTGTTATGGTTACGATTATCCGACATGGCGACCTCCTCCTCTCAAGGTTTTGTTTGGGACAGCTATCTTGACTATGTTCTCACTCGTCCGAGTCTTGGGTGGGAACAGAATGTAGTATGCTGCATGTCTGACAGCATCACGTGCATGACGCTGTCCTGTTGCATACATGCCCCACTCTCTGAGCTTGTCATCAGTACAGAAATACTTTGCAGTACCTGCAGGCTGTTTATGGAATGGGATCTTACGCTGCATGCATAAGGTCTCAATCATCCCTATCAGTCGGGGAGTCTGCAAGGATGATCCAGCATGCTGCTCAACTCGATTGGCGTATACACGGTAGTCTTCAAGGACTACCTCTGTAGGACGCTGCTGATCGAAGAACAGTGTGAGTTGCTCTAAGGCAACATCAGGCATGCTTGTGTTGAGTTGTGCAGCCATATGTAGGCTGAGCCTACGAAAGACAGCCACACCTGTGGTGGCTCCTGGATCAAGACTGACTAATCTTTCCGGTGGTGGCCTAATCTTTAAGGCATTCAAGGCATTATTATAGATATGCTCAAAGCTTGGCATAACCAACCTCCACCTTAGCTACAGTCTAGTGTAGTCTGCTAGCCCTATCTAGTCTAGTTCCTATTACCCCCGTAATAGGAACCGTTCGCACACGTAGTCGCTATCGGAGTCAACGCTACATGACTTAAGTCTACAAACACCACGGCCCTACAGTGCTGTCCCTTGGTACCCACGACTCCGTGCAGATATCCAAGGTAATGCAGACTATCAGGTTATCAGGTTATCACCTCGCGGAGTAACACACCTGTCAGTATGCCCTCAGCTGCGCCAGTAACCCGATTCGTGAAACTGCTAGGTAGCTGTTGAGGCTCCGCCCGATGTTGTCGGAGCTGCAACTGTTGCTACTGTTGCTGTTGTTGCTGTTGTTGCTGTTGCCGTGCCCCCGCTGGACACGTTACTTAGCGGGGGTTTGGTTGCAGGAGAATTGTTTTCCGACATTGTGGTCCCACCCGAAGTTACCTCGGTAACAGTGGAACTTGTTGCAGCCCCACCAACCATAGGCGTTGGAGCTGGTACAGGTGCCACAGGAGTAGGTGCTGGCGCGAAGGCAGGAGCCACGGACTGGTTGGCGCTTAGAGAGGCCTGGTTCTGCTTGACCGCAGTATCAATTGCTGTCAGCTCTGCTAGGAGATTCGGATCGATGCCCTGATTGGCGAGATTGGCGAGAGCCTGTGAGAGCTGGGTCTGGAGACTATTTATGTAGTTCACCAGAGAGTTGACCTGCCCTGCACTCACGATGAGATCAGTCTTGAGGTCATTCATCTCTGCTTGGAGCAGTTGTGCTGTTGATTGATTTGACTGTGACATCTCTTCTAGCCTTTCCATGATGATCTTCAACATTTGCCACGTCATCACAGTTTCGTCTTCACCGCGATTACGTCGCATATCTATTGCCCGCTGATAGATCTGATTAAACCTATTCATGCTTGACATATATGGCATATGACTTGTGAAGGTAAATGCTGCCATCGTTATGTCTCGCCTTCCTAACTTATTGATAGGCCCTGTGGGATTCGAACCCACCTCTATCCTCTTGCAGGATTCCCTTAGTCTTCTCGTTGCCGCTAAACAACTACCTAACTAAAGTCCTATAGCCGCGTACTATAGAAAGCTCACCATCAAGCTTAGGGCCCTCTACGTTAGATACATGAAGAGGAGCAGCCTGGGGTCAACAGACTACTCCTCTCACGGATCCCGGAAGGGCTAGGACAGCTGCCGAACAGATCAGCTCTCAGCCACCTCCAGGTTCTAGCCTCCAGTAGGCGTCCAAAGAGGAGCTACCCCTACTGGAGACATCTCAAAACCAAGTGTTAGTGTTACGCAGTTTCGGCAATGGCTTCGAGCGCCACCGGAGGAACTTCAGCCGCAGCCGGCGCCGCATCTTCAGCAGGAGCAGGCTTCGGCTTGGGTTTGGTCGCCCCGAAGATGATCTGGTAGGGGATCGGTGCGCTGCCGGGAGTACGGAGTTCGTTGACCTCCTTAGTGATCGCAGAGCGCGTGGCACCCTCAGCGTACCGCTTCTTGATGTAGTCGACACGTGCCACACCGTTCGTCAGCATGACTTTCGCACCTTCCTTCGCAGCCGGAAGATACTCAGGCTTGGGAACTTCTAGCGCCGCAGCTTCGGCTGCAGCCGTGGTCTCGCTCGCGGTCTCGCTCGCGGTGACAGGAGCAGTTGCGGGAGTGGCTTCAGCGATGGGAGCTTCGACATGGATATGAGTCGGCGCTGCCGGGGTGATGTGCTCGACATGAGCAGTGACTGGAGCGACATGAGCCGGAGCCTGAGCCGCCGGTGGAGTTTCCTGAGCTACAGTCTCCACGTGAGAGGTATCCTTGGTGTGAGCCTTCATCTGGTGTATCCTTCAAAAAGAGCGCTAAGCTGTATGCTTGCTAACTCCTAGATTATAGCTTAGACAATATAGGACAATCAAGTGAAATCTGATGGTCACCAAAAATCTCTTTTTCGAGACGCCCGCTCGAACTGTGGCCAGGCAGACGCCTGCGATGCACCGCGAGAACCATTAGAACGGGTTCTTGTGGGTGACGATGATGTAGATGTACAGAGCAGCGGCACCTAAGATTCCTCCGGTACTTATTAGCAGTAAGGCATACATGGTGTGTAAGCTTTCAGGTGATTAGGTATTATGTTAGGTTGAGCTATGTCGTATCTGCTTGATCGGGTTTGGGTGTGGGGAGCTCTGTGACGCGGTATGTTTGTTGGCCACTCTGTTCCCCAGCCATTCGGACTCCGGCTGTGGACGCTATCAGACTGTAATGTGCCTTGAAATACCTGTCTAGGCGGCGAGCATTAGATAGGATAGGATTACTACGGAACTCACCCATCTCAACCCAAGCAACTATGTCTAGCATAGTGAAAAGATCCTGAGGACTGCCTTCTCGCCAATTAGTCGTGAACTCGATGATACCCTGAAGCACCCAATCGCTATCCGTCGAGGCATTAAGCTGGATCTCCTTCACAGTCTTACGCACGAAGGATTTATCCATACCCACTACTCGAGCTGCAATACCTAAGGCTTGCTCTAGATTGGCTAGGCGATGGATAGTATGGAAATTCTCATCCCAGCCACCTTCTTCGACAGGTTTGGCTGCCAACTTGAAGAACCTATGGAGGAATACCAATTGATGGGCCATCCACATTTCTCGGCCACCAAACAATTCCATCTTCTTCCGCACCCAATCACTATCGGGGGCCTTGCCTAAGTTGCAAGTCTCGAATATGGTGGATCTGGAGAAGAGGTCGGCATTCTGGAAGGGTTGTGTGACAGCTGTGAAACCGAACGTCACATCAACCGGGAATCGAATTAGATCGGCAGTAGTGTAGAGTTGTCGTACCTCAATCGTGGGATGCGGCTCTGTAGTGAGTCGACAGATCTCGTCTGACATCCTTTGCTTCAGGTCATTCTTGGTGAAGTGGACGTTATCAATCACGTGTAGGCCGCCACTATTGGCAAGGGAAGCCTGCCAGTCCTTAATGTCATTAGGCAGATTACGCAGATGAGGACGACCTGTTAGGATATTTAGGCGCATCTCGTAGAGGCTAGACTTACCACTTCCAGGACCACCTATCATGATCTCCACAGGTAGTTGGATACCTTTCCAACGTTGGAGCCAAGGTGAGATGTAGTAAAGCAAGGTAGCTAACTCGCGCATACGATGCCCCTGAGGGCTTATCGGGATATCTAGTGAATCTACCTCATCAGGATTCTTATCAGGAAAGGCTGTCTGGAGGTCCTTCAAATTCCTGCCAATGTTAGTATCCTGGAGGATTTCCCACCACCAGGGTGCTAAAGGCCCTGGCTCCGCATTGATCTGCTCGAAAGCCTCTAAGACCGTATCTACGTCAAGGGGCTCGACATGATTCTGTTCGAAGAGCAAGCCTAGATCACCATTAGTGCAAAGCTTAATAGGCTCTTCTGTACTTGATGAGACAGTGATGAAATTGCTGTCCCCTACTTGGATAGCTATACCATTTGGGTTAGTTGGATCTTCCTTCTCCGTTACTAATGCTCGTACGCGGCGAGGTGTCACATCCACGATGGGTTCTTCACCTGTAAACTGTGATGCCAACCATGTCAAGACTTTGATGTCACCAGCTCCTAGCCCAAATCTCTGGTACAGTAGGACACCAAAAGGAGTCTCATGCATGAACTGCCCACGACCATTGAGGATAGTAGCAGGCATTAACTTGTATGTCTCCCTGTTGTAGTAGTATGGCTGCCCTGAATAAGTATCTCGGAATCGCATCCCATCAGAATCAAGCTCTGCCATGATAACATGGCCAATCTGCTGTGCTAGTTTTCGGTCTTGGAAGTTATTCAGTTGTGTCCCCAAGAACCCCTTTGAGTTAGGATGTCTAGGGAATTTAGTAGGATCATGGAAGATCTCATGCATCTCCCTGATTATCTGTGACGGCCCATGGATCATCAAGTAGTCATCGAGGCCTGTCTTAGTATCCTCATCAGGATGCACTACAGCATCTGCAGGCCTATTGTGGATGTCTGGTAGGATCAACTGTCGGATGCGAGTTGCGGGCAAACCTAGGTATCGCAATTCATAGCCTAGCATAGTCAATGATCGTTGGATGTCTGCTTTCATTGTCCCGCCAATATCACTATCAAAGATTAGTACAGGCGTGATATTGAACTGGTTAATGACATCCATCATGTCTTGGAAGCCTTCAGCAAGTGTCATCATTTCAGGCAGTCTGGTATTGCTTCCAGGTAGCTTGGCTTTGATATCTTGCTTGTTGGAGGTAAGCTCTACTTCCTTTGGCAAGCTTATAGTCCGTGATTTCCAAGAGTCGACACCGCCAAGACCAACAGTAGGGATTCCCATCTTGGTAGCACAGGCAGCCTTCTTCTCTCCCTCGGTGATCACAAGCATGGCTTGTTGTGGCCACTTTTTCACCCAAGCAATCAGGGTGGCGTAGAACGCTGGAGGGAAATAGATATGGTTATTGGACTTAGTTGGCTGTCTGTACTTAGAGCCTGACACATTGCTGTTGAAGACCTTAACACGGTAGAAATCAATTACAGCTCCTCTTATCGTGTAGTAGGGAATCTTATACCCATCAGCATTTAACGCACCAATAGACCTGCGCATATCAGCATTAAGGAACTGTACATCTAGTTCCTCAGGTGTGAGACCACTCTTCGCTAAGTCCGCTATGACTCTTGGATCATATACCTGTTTTGGGTCCTTACCTGATTTTAGGTCAGTAAACAAGACAACGTTTCCTCCTAGGTCCTCCCCCGAGGGCCCAGAATTAACCGTATTAGGGTCCATTTTAGTTAGCCTCAGACTATAGACTCTTAGTTGCCTAGTTCCCCACAAAGCTAAGAGTCTGTCAACCCCCAAAGCCTGTCAGAGTAGAGTAATGCAGCTGCGGTTACGGGGCTTACCCGTACTGAGGACGCTGCTGGATCTTGACCAGCTCATCAGCATTCGGCAGTCGAATGACTGTGTACGCTCTATTCTGACCAATAGGTGATACAGTTGTCCTCACCTCTCGGATGATCTTGCCTTCGCGGACGAGCTTCTCCAATACAGGACGCCACTCAACAGGCTTCACATGTGGTCCAATACCAGTGTGAAGCATGGTAGGCATCAGGATTGGGTACAGAGTCAGGACATGGATGATCCTCTTCTCCATTTCATCCATATCTTCGCCTGCCAGACGCTCGAACATCTGGTTTTTCTCGGCAGCCACTTTAACCGGATCCTGGTAGTTCATTTGAGTATCCTCGTAAGGTAGGGTGTCAGAGTGTCAGAGTATGATGGTATCTGGTAGCTATTTGCGGCTATTTGCGGCTATTTACGGCTGAACCGCATTTGCTCCATCTCGAGTTCGTATTCGACCTGAGACAGGAGCTCAGCACTGAGAACTTCTCGGCACTTCTCTGGGGAGATCCTCACCTGAGTGACTTTCTCCCTTGTCATCTTGTAGACCTCGCCCGTAGCCTCCTTCTTGTCATCTAGACGTGCCTTCAAGGCTGTGCCTAGAAACTTGTCAGCCATTTCGAAGTGGGCTTTCCACTTTCGTATCCTCGCCACTTCATCGACCAAGGTCTCTGGCGTAGCATTTCCCAGTGAAGGGGGCACATACTTAGCTGGAGCCTCTGGTAGATCGATATTGGCAATCATGTAGGTAGCCACCTTCGCAGCTGTGGTCGTGCTCATTATGTTCTCCACACATTCTATGATTATACTATAGGCATTCTAGGCTAATCAAGAGGAATTTTATAGTGCCTCTCGATTATTTTTGAGGTCCACGTTCTGGTTCTGGTTCTGGTTCTGGTTCTGGTTCTGGTTCGTCTGAGAGGCCTGCTGCTTTGAAGAAGCCGTCCCTACCAGAGTCATAGTACACGACCATCCCTTGAGCAACTCTATTCTGGATAAACAATGCTTGCCAACGGAGGAGGATGTTGACATGCTTGCAGACCTTCTTGGCTGTATGCCTACCATAGCCACTTGAAGCAGCAGGGCAATTGCAGAAGATACCATGAACTGTACGCTCTAGCTTGTAGGTATCTGCTGGGATATCGCCGTCGCCTCCATCACCTCCGAGGAACTTTGCCACCTCCCAGCTTTCGTTTGGGATCAGTTCTTTGATGTAGTAGCTGCTTGTGGGCGCCTTGTAAGCTTTTGCCAAATGCGTTGTCCTCTGCTATGAACTTGATTGGGGGTTCTTCGTCCACATCCGCGTTAGGGTAATTGTGATTGTGATCGTACTCTTCGCGGTATTTGTCTGCTAGTTCCTGAAGTAGATCTTTTCTCCTGTCTCCCTTCTCTCCTTTCGATGGGCGTAGCATCTCCACCAGCTGTTGGAGCTCAGTGAAGACATGAGCATATTGCAAGATCCTTTCCTGAATTAGGCTCATAGCTTGTACTAATTCATGATTGACCTCATGCGTGGACCAGCGCTTGCCGCAACTTGGGCACTCTTTACGCCTTCTTCGTCCGTATTCATCTGGTCTGGTATCCTTTACTATGGCTCCCATCTCCAGACAATATGGGCACATGTCTCCCTGAGACATTTTCTTGTGCTGCTCCTGTTGTTACTTCTCCTAGCGCTTCTTTAGGGCTAACGAGCCACGGGTGGCTTCATCTTGGTTGAAGTTCTGATGTCGTTCGAAGTATTCCATTTTTCGCCTGGCAATGGTGAGTTCGTGTTCAGCACGTCGACGCATAGTGAAGTCCGTCTCATTCTTGGCGAAGAACTCCAGCATGAGCATGAGCATGTTATCATAATGCTTGAGCCAGAGCTGTGTCGCCCTAATCGAATGGTAAGACACTACTCTATTTGACCTTAATGGATTATCCTCGTACAAGATTAACGTTGCCATAGAGTTGATCCCTTCATTTATCTACAACTATATTATAGAGATAGACTACAGTTGGTCTCAATGGTCAAAATGAAGACCAGTCTTAGATTTCTTGTGGTCCAACACGCTGAGGTGAGGCAGACGCCTGCGCCGCGACGCGAACATGGGTGGTTAGTTATTGTCCTCCTCTTCTGCTTTCATGTCTTCTGGTGACATGTATTTGATGTAGGTCTCGCCAAAGGTTCCTTGACCAATGTCCAAGCAACCACCTGCAGCTAAGTCTGCGATCTCATGTGGATGGATTATGAGCACCTTTGTGGGTGTAGTCTTTTGTTCAGCCTGTCTTTTGGCAAGGATAGTTAAAAAACGGAGCTCTGGGGTGAATGTAGGGCAGACGCCTGCGCCGCGACGCGACAGGTCGACGCTACGGAGTTGAGTGCGAAGCAATTTAGCTGCATCACTGCCAATACCATCTTTTAGACCTATAGCATAGGCTTGATTAACTAGATGCTGCAGCATTAACTGGATATCAAGTTCTGGTAAGGAGCAATTGGCTCCCCTCAGTTGCTGAGCGTAGACAGCTGCATGATCACGGACGTCGTCGACTTGAGGCGCCTCAGTGATTTTATAGTCCTCACGTTCAGCTACCTCTATGTAGAAGACTGAGTCGTCGTAGACTTGCTCACCATCATCGATCGCCTCCCAGATGTACTTGGGTTTGGACCCAAAGCCAAATGGCCACATAACCCTTGTTGGGTTCTGGATCTCGTACAGCTTGCAGATGTTATCAATACAATCCGCGATCTTTTGATGTGACTTGGCAGGCATTATCACAGGTACAGGGAAAGAGACCTCGATCTTGCTGATCTTCCTACGCTCCATTTTCCGTTCGCTGTCGTTGCTGTTGTCGTTCGAATTCGTGTTCATGGTTACTTTGCCTTGTCGGTTATGGTGATAGTCACATCCCAGCCTAGACTTGTGCCTATACTGCGTATTCGCTCGTACCAGCCTGAAGCATTCCCTGTCGAGAGGATCTCTCCAGGGAACTGCTCCTGAGACAGGCACATAGCACACAGCAGATCAAATGCCTGAGCATCTGTGATCTGCTGCCCCGCCTTTGGCTGTGTTATTTTCTGCCTCTTTGGTTGCCAGAAGGCCATGATTGTTATTACCTCTCCTGTTCCCTCTTCTTATCGTAGACTTGCTCAATACCCATTACACGTCTCCTTTCTGGTTAGGATGTATGAGGCTCTTGTCCATTTGATTGGTGGTGTTGTCTCCTTTTGAACGTACATGGAAGACTTCACTTAGGAGCTTGTCAACAGTCTCATGCAACTCACTCCTAAGTTTGTCTTTTAGTGAACTGCCTATGTTGATGACGTGTTGCTTCATCTCCCCTTCGAAGTCTGCAGCAACAAGTTTAGTCATGATATATTCAGCTCGAGTTATGCTGCTGGAGTAAGAAGTGCATGGCTTACCTTGCTTATCTACCTTAGTATTCCAGTAGTCACCAATGAGGATTTCCAATTCCTTTCGGATGGTCGTAGTCTTACCGACTTGCTGACCAAAACTATCGACGCGGCAAAATTCGCGCTCGAAGCTCTGTTTGATTGCCTCCTCCACTGCTCTCGTGATCTGTGCGTTAGCGACAGTCTGGAATAGTTTGTCGATTCGTTCATCTACGGCATGCTGTATTCTCTTCCTCATATCAGCACTATGTATCATCTCGTCGGCGACTTTGCAGATGATGCCTTCTTCGATCGCCTCTTGGCTGAGTTCCATGATAGACTCTTTCTGCTGTTGTTACTGTAGGTGTTGGAGGAGAAACTTACCTGGGAGCAGGTTCGCGTCCCAGATATTGAGAGCCTGGTAGATGCTGAATCCTGTGGAGAGGAACATTACCAGCAATAGTGCCGATCGAAACGTGATTGGCGGGCGCCGAAAGCAGCGCGAAGCGCTTGGAACCCTTGGAATTGGAACCCTTGCTTTTGGACTTGGAATTGCAACTTGCGCGCGTGTTATGCCTGCAAATACCGTAGTAGTGAGACAGGCTGCCTGGATCACTACTTGGCGACCAAGCATGTAGACCGCATGGAGATCACCTGAGGACTTTGCCAGCAACGTTAGAGTAAGTTCATCAGGGCTCATTTGAAGAGCCCTCCGTGAAAACTTGCCTGATGGTGTGATGACATCATCAGAGCCAAGAAGCCCAGAGTCAAGAAAGTACATGCCATGAACACGTAATAGCCTGCACCTTTCTTCCCTGCGCTTTTCTCCGCCTGTTTGATCACCATCCACGTTACGTCAGCTGCTGGCGTTTTCCACCCGTACTCGTTGGTTGAAAATAACGCCGCCAAGCGTTGTTTCTCCAGCTCTAGTAGTTCTTCCTTGGTATGCTGAACATGCGTTCGTCGTACACCGCTAGACTTTGTATGTATCCGGCGTGCATATGTGTTGACGTTCTGTTGGACACTCTGAGCATCGAGCTGTGCCGCGATAGCCTGCTGCACATGTAAAGGCATCTTAGCTAAGTCAGCTGCTGTTAATGCATTCTTGCCCATGATCAGCTTAGACCCCATCCTCTTCGATCGTCACTGTGATCCTTATTGGCCATGTGCTATCACGCCGAGATAAGGGCATGTGACTCTTCTTGATAGCAAGTATACCTATGACTGCTTCCAGACCGCCTGCCAGCCCACCTGTCAGCATCATACCATCCCGAACCTCTTCGTACACTACTGAGTCTCTTCGTTCCTGACACAAGATGAACTCAACCTTCAATACATTTGACATCCTGCTACTCTTTCTGTAGTTGCTGTGTGAGTTCATGCCCAATGCATGTGTAAAGGCTACAAGCTACCATATGCAGCTTGAGCCCTTACAGATGTGTTGGTGGTTAGTGTTAGTCTTTCTTGAACCCTGGTAATCTGTAATACCCACGCAGACCTCGTCTTCGCCTGATACTTGTGCGTATGTAGTGCATGATGACGCTCGTTATGAACGCGCTGATGATTATCGCAATCAGCATTGCGCATGCACCCCATAAGAACCAGCTTACTGGTGGATACATAGTGCAGTATGACAAAGATGCTTGTGATTGCATTGCTTTCTCCTTCTACCCCTCTAGCATCATCTTGACGAAATTCTGTGCCGTCTCCAGACTCCCAACGTAAATGCAGCCAAGTTGGAATCCGACGTATGATGTCTGAATTGGAAATACTTCAGCTGGCCAGAGTATTTTGCCCAGTTTTCTGTGTCCGTAAGGTGCAAGCACTTCTTCACACTGTCTGAAATCCTCTTTGCCCGAAGGGCCGCGATCATATGAATGCCAGATCGCACCGTCGTTGTAGACTGTAAAGCACTCATCTTCGCATCTATACTGGTCTGACTTGTGATAGACCTTCATAGCTGTATCCATAATGACTTTGTGCATTGTTGCCTTCAGATCAAAATCCGCACCGCGAGTGCGAAGGGTTGCTGAGTTCAGCATGTTAGATATCCTCTTCCCTGTCCTCGTTGTGATCTATCCTGAGCATCTCGATGTGCTTGACGATTTGCTTCAACTTATCGTCTGGTAGCAGCTCCATGAGCTGTGCTGCCAAATCGTAGGGATCGTTGCCATCGACCAGATATTCTATGATCTTGTCATGTTGCTCATCTGTCAGTGTGTTGAAGTATTTATTCATCACGAGCTCCTCTCCTCTCTGTTTCGTATGGTGTTATTATAGCTGATGACAATCTATAGTCTCAATAGGCAAAATAAGGTAAAAAGATGAGCACTTAACTATAGGGGTTAGGTGCTCATCCCTTAGTTTGTTAGCCGTAGATACGCATCTGCGGCTCACACGAGCCTTCGTTGATCGCTATCTCCTCTGGCACCACATTCTGGCTTGTCGCCATCTGCTGTACTGGCTGCATCTGCTTCTCTACAGAGTTGCGTGGACGCTTGACCTCCTGCGTGAGCACGTTGCGCACGTGCTGGTAGATGATGCCCAGATGATTGGCGATCTGAGCGCGCCGAAAGCCGAGAGAGTTCATGTGACGAATCTTGGCGCTCTTCGTTGGCAGCGTATCGAGATAGGCCTGCAGCTCAGCACTGACTGCCGACGCCTTTGGTGCGCTCGTTGTCTTGATTCCCTCGAGATTCGTGACTGCTGCCGCCTGCTGATCGCTTGTCGTGTCGATCTCGCCCCACCCTTCAGGTATCTTTGCGACGATGTCGCTGACGACGATGCCGTGCTCTTCTGCGTCCGCCATCATCTCGTCGACCAGCGCCTCCTGCTCGACCTCTTTCATGTCGACTTTACGCAGATCAACGGTGAGGCCGTTGTCTTTGTGATTGTACTTACCCACGGTCTGTCTCCTTGGTTACTGTTAAGCCTATGAGTTATGTGCTCGAGAGACATCTGTGTTCTTCTCTCTTACATGAGTATAATAGCGGATGACTCTAGAGGGTAGCAAGTGGTAAAATGATGGGCCGCGAAATTAAATTTTGTCGATATTGTGATCTGGTGCGCTCGGGGGATCTTCAAATAGGCCTTTGTGTAATTTGGCTTTGAGCATCCGGAACTGAGTCTCCTTCAAGGACATGATCATATGGTCGATGTCATTGGTTAGGAGATTCATGATGCAGCCTATGGCATCTAATGCCTTCAGTTGCATATCGGGCGACATATCCTTCAGTTGTTGCTGGGGGTCTGAGGGAGCTGGTGCGAAGATCACTCTGATCGGCATTCCCAGTGTTCGGGAGTGCTGCTCAATAGCACTCCCGATCTTTTCCAGGAACTGATGTGACTCCTCACCTACTCTCATGGCCTGTTGGAGCTCCTCGAACGCGTCACTGTTTGTGGGCATCTGTGTTCCTTTGTTTGAGTGCAACAAGATGATTATATAATAGACACTAGAAGGTAATCAAGTGTCCAAATGATGTGCGCTCAAGATTCTCTTTTTTGAGATTCGCCCCGTTGACGGGGGCACGAGTAAGCGCGAAGCGCTTGGTCGGTTAAGACCTACCTGTTGTCACTTTGTCTTGGCCCTGCCTCAGTCAGCGCGCCCGGGCTTATCCTCTTTTGTTGGGCTTTGTGTGCCCTTTGGGCTTTGTGTGCCCTTTGGTTTATTTTCTATGCCTAGGATCTGTTCGTCGGTGAGGTCTGGCAAAGGGGCGAATGTGTCTGCGCTTTGCCTTTGCTGCTGGCGATATGTGTTGATAAGGAGCAAATGGCTTGGAGACCATTTGCTCTCGTGACCAATGACCGTGCTAGGCTGATATATGGCGTTGTTCACTGTAGTGACTGGGATGTCTAAATCGTCGGCTATTTGGGAGGCTGGTGTTTTTTGTTTGCGACGACGTAGGATATCGTCAACCGCCTCTTTTTGGCGCTTGATTGGGATGTCCCAGTAAAGGTTGTCGATATGGCCGTTAGAGGGGTCATTGTCACGGTGCTTACAATACAGTTGGTTGGTTATGGCGTATTGGGTTTCGTCTTTGGGGCCGAACAGCATGAGGATTGTACGGTCCCGCTGCATATTGTTTTGTCTGATGCCGTCTTTGTCTATGATGGGTATGACATAGTTCAATTTGCCTAATGGCGTTGTGCCTAAGAGCTCGTAGCCGCTTGGTAATGGGCGCATGTCCACGAACCAACCACCATCGCAAACAAGGTAGCAGCCCAACAGAGATGGGTCTGGGAGGTCTCTGTAGTTAAAGCCAAGACGCTTAAATGGCCAAGTGAGATGGGTCATAATCTCGCCGTTGTTGCTGCGGCGCTGTGAGTAGTCCCGTTTCTTTGTCATGGTGTGTGGTGTGTGTGTGGTGTGTGTGCTGGTCAGAGCATCTGCAGGTTGAAGTAATTGAAGGGTTTGTTAGGGATGTCGTTCCCGTTTTCGTCCCAAGGGATGGAGATACGTTCGTAGTAGTTGTCGCGAGGGCTTGGGTTGTCAATGTCTTGGAGCCTCTGTTTTTGGAGGAATTCATGGAAGGGCATTGTGCTTGTGTAGGCTTTGTACGCATTCTGGTAGAGCACTGTATCTGACTCGATCGTGATGTACAGCTCTAAGCGACGTCGGTGTGCTCTTTTCTGGTTTGGGTCTTGTTGTGCTTGATTGTCGTGCTGAGTTATTGGGAGAGCGCGATACGTGCTCATAAGCTGTTGGATCTTTGGATAGTTTTGCTGTAGATGGTCAAAAATGCGGTAGTAACCTAAGTGAGGTCTTGGCGAGATGCGGATGATGTCCATCATGATGCCAATGTTTACTTCGGAGTATGACATATTCGGGAATTCGTCGGAGCTTTCCAATTGGTTTGCACGTTGGTTGGTGTAGGGTTCGATCAATGAGCTCACTTTTGAGGGATCGTCGTAATTACCTTCTTGCCATGCCTCTGCAATGGATTTGTAGGGAGTCCTGTACTCTTCGCTGCTGTGAGGCTCGGTGTATAGACCACCTGGGATGATGTAGGTTTGGTTAAAGTAGTTGGTTAGATTGCCTGTTGTGGCGATGTATATGATTTCCTTGCATATCTTACCAGGAATACCGAAGTGACGTGCGATTTGAGCTAACGGGACGCCATGTGTGGTGTGTGCCGTAGCAATCTCGAAGGCTGTATCGTGTTGGATACCCTGTAAAGGGTCGTTCCAGCTCAAATTTTCCAGGTTACAGAGTTTGAACCTGTCGCTTACCTTGTAGCTCACATGGCATTTTACCATAGGTGGACCACGAAATGTGGTTAGGATGACACGCGCTAAGGGGACTTGTTTTGAGTCTATGGAAACTATCCGGTACCCACCGTGGTTTATTGTAGGTTTGACGCGTCGTGTCTGGTCGTCTCTGAATAGTTGGCTGTCTCGCAGGACCTCACCATCAGTTGAAGCCCAGTATGGCAAAGTGGTGTCAGGTATCTTGGCATACAGTAAGGGGTGTTTGGGATCTCGCTGCTTCTCCAGTTCTGCTCTGGTAGGGTAACCCGGTCCAACGGTGGGATCCGTATTGCTGTACATATAGGGCATTTGATTTAGGGCTCTGTTGCTGTTGCTGTTGCTGTTGCTACTGCTGTTGCTACAAGATGATTATATAGGAGACTTTTGGGGCAATCAATAGTCAAAATGATAGTCGGGCCTAAAATTTTGTACATGATGAAGAAAAGAAATGTTTGTTTAGAACGGTTTGTGTGTTACTCTGCTTTGCGCTGCTATGCGCTGCTTTGCGCTGCTTTGCTATGCTTTGCTTTTAGTTTATACAAGTTTATGGATTGTTCTACTTTGTTCTACTTTGTTTGAGTAGAAAAAGGGTTACAAATTATGGTAAAACTGAGACAACAAGATGTTAAAATGAATAGCCTTTGCCTAAATTTGGCAATAATCAAAACTGTGATATCGCCCTCATTTTGGATGTAGTTCTTACCTCAATTTGGATGTAGGTTTTAAGTCCACATCCTCAATTTGGATTTAGTTCCTACCCTCAATTTTTTCGGCCAACAGTGCAGGGTAGGTAGTAGGATATAAATTTTAACATCTTGTTGAGCATGTTTGCTCAAAATCGATAACCCTTTTTTTTGACTACACATGTAATACAATGTAAAACAATGTGCTCACGGGCCTACACTTTGTATACAAACCGTTCCAAACCGTTCCAAACCGTTCCAAACAGTTCGGACTAGTCCCCGACCGGCCCCTGTTCGGACTAGTCCAGACAGGTCCGAGCTGCGTTGGACCGATTTAGTTTCACCGCAACCGGCCGCCCGCCAATAACAGTGTGGCAGGGCAGAGACCAGCCGGTTGGACCAGACGGACCAGACGGACCAGTCCAGACAGGGCCTTGGCCTTGGCCTTGGGACTAGTCCTAACATGGCACAGCCTATCAGACTCCTCTCATTGGACCAGTCGATCAGACTCTTTGGCATAATGGACCGGCCTACCTCTTGCTCCACAACAAAGGCGACAAAGTCAACAAAGTCAACAAAGGCGACAAAGTCAACAAAGTCAA